GTATCCGGATCAAAAAGAAGAAATACAGCACAAAAGGGGGCGAGTTCCGACAGCTCAAGGCACTCGGTCCCGAAATCGTGGAAGCCGTGGAAGCCAAACTGCTGGCCGGCGAGACTGCTCGTTCGATCGCCAGGGGCCTCCACGAGAATGGCCACCTGCTCGAAATGAAGGAAGACGCGATTGCCAAGGCGCTCACGCGCTATCGCGGCTCCGAGCTCAGGGACAAAACGATCGAGCGTATAGCTGGCGTCCAGAAGAACGCCTCCATCGCCCAGATCAGCGCCCGCCTGAACGCCATGGATGAGCTCGAAAGCGTCGTCCAGCTGCAGAAAGGTCGCGTGCACAAGCTTCTCCAGAAGGAGGAGGGGCTGCCGCAGGGCATCATCCTCAAGGATGCGTCGAACGAGATGCGTCTGCTAAAGGACATGCTCGTCGACCTCGGAAAGATCCAGCTGGATACCGGCATCCTGCAGAAGGCGTCGAAAACCTACAAGGGTCAGTATCAGGGCACGGACGGTCAGATGCATTCCTTCGAGTGGACCGAAGAACAAGAACAACTCTACCAGTCGATTGAGATGATGGAACAGAATGAAGCCTTCAGCGCCGAAGACAGATAGGGAGCACCCGCTATCGAAATGTTTCCGCATCCTGCAGACGATGGGTCCGCAGGGTGAAGCCATTTGGACGGTCGGAAAGACCATCACCAACAAGGAGGAGAAGCTCCAGTATCTCCTGATGGCCATCGCGTTCGTGCGCGAGAAGGCCATGAAGCCTGACATTTGGCGGGCGATCCCCGTCGATTTTCGCACGTTTGTGGACGCCCCGACCTATCTCAACAAGCCTGGTTCTGTGTGGCCGGCCCTAATCAAGGAAGGGCTGGAAATCAATTCGGGCAAATACACGGAAACGGTCCTCACGGGCGGTATCGGCGTGGGCAAGACCCACCTGGCGCTCTACACGCAGGCGTATCAGCTTTATCTGCTGAGCTGCATGGCCGATCCGCACAAGATGTTCGACCTGGACAGCACGTCGGAAATTCTGATCATCTTCCAGTCGATCAACAAGCACCTCGCGCAGGACCTCGACTACAGGCGTTTCCGCAACATGGTCGAGGAAGCCCCGTATTTCCAGAAGAACTACATGTTCGATACCGGGCTGGAGAGCCAGCTGGTGTTCCCGCGCAACGTCTATGTGAAGCCCGTCGCGGGTCACGACGCTGCTGCTATCGGCCAGAACGTGATCGGGGGCATCATCGACGAAGTCAACTTCATGGCCGTCACCGAAAACTCCAAGCAGTCGAAGGACGGCGGCACGCACGACCAGGCGGTCAAGAACTACAACTCGATCGCCCGACGCCGTGAGTCCCGCTTCATGCAGCTTGGTGTGCTGCCGGGGATGCTCTGCCTAGTGTCGTCTCGTAACTACCCAGGCCAGTTCACCGACAAGAAGGAAGAAGAGGCTCGTGCCCAGATCGCCAAGCGCGGGTTCAGCACGATCTACATTTACGATAAGCGCCGCTGGGAGATCCGGCCCGAGCAGTATCTGTTCCACAAGGGCGTTCGGGACGAGGAAAAGTACGGCATCGACCATCCGTTCTGGTTCAAGGTGTTCATCGGGGACGAGACCCGCAAGCCGCGGCTGGTTGATGACGACGAGGATATCGATCCGACCGACAATCATCTGGTCATGGAAGTCCCGATCGAGCACAAGGACAAGTTCGAGAATGATATCCTGTCCTCGCTGCGAGACATTGCCGGTGTCGCAACCATGGCACTGCATCCGTTCATTCTGAACACGGAAGCGGTAGCCTCCTGCTTTGGAAAAGTACCATCGATCCTCTCTAGGGAGGACTGCGATTTTAAGGCGACCAAGCTCGAGGTTTATCCGAAGCGCTTCGTCAATCCGTTCGAGCCACGCTTTGCACATATTGACTTGGCCGTGTCGAAGGACAGTGCCGGCGTGACGGTCGGGCATGTGCCTGGTTTCGTCGACGTCAACCGTGGCGATTACGTCGAGGCGCTGCCCATCATCCAATATGACTTCATTCTGGAAGTGCGCCCGCCGCGCGGTGGTGAGATCGAGTTCGAGAACATTCGCAAGCTGCTGTACCTACTGCGCGATAGACTGAAAATGCCGATCAAGTGGGTAACGTTCGATCAGTATCAGTCGAAAGACTCGATGCAGGTGCTGCACAATAATGGCTTCATCGTGGGCTACCAGTCCATGGATACCGACACATACGCCTACGATCTGCTCAAGCAGGCATTCTACGACACGCGCGTAAGAGCGCCCGCCCACCCGAAGGCTCAGAAGGAGCTTATTACGCTCGAAATCAACCAGAAGGACAACAAAATCGATCACCCGCCAAACGGGTCGAAGGACGTTTCTGACTCCATGGCCGGCGTGGCGATCGGGCTCACCAACCGCCGAGAGATCTGGGTCAAGCACAAGGTCCCGCTGCACAAGCGACCCAAGTTCCAGACCTCAGCAAGCAAGAACTCGATCGACAAGAAGGAAGAGCGCGAGCAGTTCTACACCCGCGTCGACCAGTACGGTAGGGAGATCAGTAATGAGCGAGCATCGGCTTAGGCTGTGGTCTGACACGAACCTCCAAGGGTTCACTGCGGAGCTGGACGTCCGAGGCATTCCTTATGACCTCGACGGCAGCACCGTAAAATTAGCGACAGAGTATGAAATCGACGACCTGGCGACGAGCTGGGGAGCAACACTGGAGAAAGATGATGGATCACGCCCCTTTGGACATGCGCGCAAGGGACAAGAACGTGACCGAGCAGATGGTGCCGGCACACATGCTGTTTCTGATGCTGGAGGAATGCCAGAAAACCGGATACGAAGTGCGTTCGGACGTTATGCAGCACCTGAATGTGGCCGTGGCCGCTCCTCTCGCCGGCCTCGATGATCTATCGGTTGCTCGCCTGGCAAAGAAGACGGACGACATTGCCACCAGCCTCCTGCATGACCTCTCGCCCGACGATCCCCGCGAGGGCCTTATGATCTGCGCAATGCTGATCCTTCGCCTGATCGATGAAGGAAAGTGGCAGGACGTTAAGAACCAGGCCGTCCTCGTGTCGATGCTCCTGATGGACGACGTCAAGGACGAGCACAAGGAGAAGGGCGACACCGGCCCGTTCTGGCGACTTGAGGAGCAGAAATGGAAGGACGCTGCCGGTAAGCTGATGGTCCGCGCCATGCTGCAGGGCCTCTACGTTTAGTATGCAATTAATTGCATTTTCCCTTGATCCTTCCCGGTCATTCTCTAAAGTGAGGACAAGCACCAATCACCAAGGAGGGTAACAGGTGAAGGATCAGATTTTCCGCTTCTCTGGCAAGCTCTGCGACTGGACCGACAAGGACCAGAAAACAGCCAAGAAGATCCTCGGAGGTAAGGGCGCCGGTCTGGTCATGATGGCCCAGGCCGGCATGCCTGTTCCGCCCGGTTTCACGATCACCACGACAGTCTGCAACGAGCTCTCCAAGATGAAGGAGAACAAGCTCGAGCTCGCCTATAAGGACGCGATCAAGGCGATCATGGACGAGGTTGATCTGCGGGACGTCTGGCTAACCGGGGAGTTCGGCTACGCCCCGCTCGTTTCGGTTCGCTCCGGCGCTCCTATCTCCATGCCAGGCATGATGGACACGATCCTGAATGTCGGCCTGACGACGCAAGTCATGGCACAGTGGGAGAAGCGCATCGGAGATAGAGCTGCCTGGGATAGCTACCGCCGCCTGATCCAGATGCTGGGTGCGACCGCCTTCGGTGTGCCGATGAAGCGTTTCGATCAGACCCTGACGGACCTGAAAAAGGAAGTCGGCGCGAGTGGGGATACGGACCTGACGGTAGCCGACCTCGAGACGCTGGTCGCTCGTTACAAGGAAGTCTTCGCGGACGAGAAGGGCTTCGACTTCCCAGACACTCGCTATGAGCAGTTGGAGGCCGCCATCAAGGCAGTCTTCGACAGCTGGATGAACCCTCGGGCAATCGAATACCGGAAGCTGAACAACATCAGCGCGTCCATGGGGACCGCCGTGAATGTACAGGCCATGGTGTTCGGTAATATGGGCGATGACTCGGGGACGGGCGTCCTGTTCACCCGCAACCCGTCGACCGGAGAAAACAAGATCATGGGCGAGTTCTTGCAGAACGCGCAGGGCGAGGACGTGGTGGCCGGTATCCGGACCCCGGTGAACCTTGAGAAGATGCCCGAATTGCCTCAGCCGTGGCCGGAGATATACGAGCAGATCAAAGAACTCTGCGCGGATCTCGAGTATGCGTATGTCGACATGGTCGATATCGAGTTCACGGTTCAGAAGGGCGAGCTGTTCCTCCTGCAGTCGCGTACCGGTAAGAGGTCGGCAGCCGCGGCATTCCAGATCGCCGTCGACCTCGTAGAAGATGAAAAGATAGACTATGCAGAAGCGTTGAGACGACTGACGCCAGAGCAGTATCGTGTGGTGAAGCGACCGATCATCGACCCGAAGTTCGGCCTCAAGCCCGATGTTGTTGGCCTGCCGGCATGCCCCGGTGTGGTGAGCGGGAAGCCCGTGTTCAGTTCGGATGATGCGGTTAATTGCACCGAGCCTTGCATCCTTGTGACGCATGAGACGACGCCTGACGATATCGCCGGGATGAATGCAGCCTTGGGTATCCTGACGCAGACAGGCGGCGCTACCAGCCATGCGGCAGTTGTTGCTCGAGCCATGGATAAGCCGTGCGTGGTGGGGTGCACCGATCTTGATTGGAGCCAGCTGAAGGCGGCAAGCCGTGTCACGATCGACGGGGCCACGGGACAGGTGTGGGTCGATACCGAAGTTCCGGTCGTTGACAGTTCCCAGTTGCCTGCCGTCAAGACCGTTGGTCTTTGGTGCTGCCAGGTTACGAATGCCATACCCGGCACCCCGCTCTTCGACCTGACTGATCAGGACACACAGGTGGTGCAGGTCGCTCACTGGTGGGGACATAAGGAGGTCGTGGAAGCCTTGCTCGAAGATCTGTCGATCTCGGCGGTACGAGATTTTACGATCCTCGACGTTCGGTCACCCGATCAACTCATGCCGGAAATTGACCATGGGTTGGTCGCAGTGTTTGGCTTCGATCCGTTTCAGGACGACTTCCGCACGGTCCTGATGGAAGCGCTCTACGCTCACCGGGAGCAGCTTGCGGGTCTGCGCGTGATGGGTCTGTCGGCCACAGAAGCGGCAGTATTCAACGCTGCAGGCTTCAAGGTGCTTGGAGCAGGTGATGAGCCTCGCGCTGTTCCCGTTGATTATGCAGTCTTTTCGACTTTGTCGCAGATGGCATAGTGTTGCAATTAATTGCAAAAGGAGTATGTGGAATGGCATTGGTGCTCAGCCTCAAAAACGGAGAAGACGTCTACATCGGAGACAACTGCTTCGTTGTGGGGCAGATCCATGCCCCGCACGATTTCGAAATGATCGACGCTGCCGGAAAGGTTTACCGGATCACTGACGCCGAGTCCGAGGAAATTATGGAGGACGTGCTTGTTTCTGCAGGCTCCAATCCTCCACTCGGAACAGTCAGGGTCGCCATTGAAGCCCCCAAGGGCATCCTGATCCTTCGGGGTGACAAGATGCGGGCGGTGGAGGTCGACTAATGGCGAAGGAATACAGGACGACGCCAGAAGCCATCGAGCGCGGGCGTGAAATGGGTGTCTACGGAGACACTGAGAAAAGATTGATCCGTATGGCCGCACGATCGGCCCCGGTCACTCACGAATACGGCAACAGACGTTTTCAGAACTTCGTTCTTCGCGTCGTTGGCGATCTGATCACGGACGTAACCAGGGTTGATTTCCCGGCGTCCTAAAAGCCGATAATTCAACAGCAATGACCAAGGAGGGTCACATGAACGCGCATACCTCAACCAAGCCAGCCGGTTCGAACGGTGTAATGCCTATCGCTCTTGGGTGGCGCTTCGCCTGGATGAAGTTCGATATCATCGGAGGGCCGTTCAACAACTACGCCAAGGTGAAAGAGGCGACCTTCGGGGTTTGCGTCCGCGCCGAGCAGGTTCCTGTCGTGGGCGTAAACGTTCACTTACCAATCCAGGATTTCAGCATCCCGAAAGATGACCGGGAAGTCGAAGTCGCTCTCATCGAGACGATTACCGCGGCTATTCGTGGCGACAGCGTTTATGTCGGTTGTATGGGCGGCTGGGGGCGAACCGGCTTGTTCCTCGCACTGATCGCGAAGGCGGTAGGCATCGCGGACCCTGTGAAGTATGTGCGGTCCACTTACACGCCTCACGCTGTAGAAACTGACATGCAGGCCGCATATGTCGCGGGCTTCGATGTGAGCCATGTCCAGGCGGTCATCCAGAGCATTGCATGGCGCGAGCGTATTCGTAACTTGCTTCGCCTCAAGTGGTGAATTGCTTCGGACAATGCAATTAATTGCAATCAGACGGGGTTAAACCATTGACCCCGTTCGGTATTCCTTCAAAGTACCGATAAGCTATTCATACCAAGGAGGGTGCAAGGATGGCGCTGACTGACCCCAAGAATACGCTGGCCTACCATCAATCTCGGGTTCTGACTTCAAACCGGGACATGTCGAACGTGCCAGTGCACATGGTGTCTGCCGCCCTCAAGAAATTCAAGGCAGCCGATACGGCGTCGAACACGGTGCCGGAGAAGGAAGCCCTTTGGTTTTATGGGATGAACCACGGTGTGGCGCTGATATCCTCACGGTACGATCCGCTGCAGCCGTTGGAAAAGTGGGATCTAGAATGGGTGGAAGCCTACCACAACCGCATGGTGCCGATGGCGATGCGGGCCTTCTATTATCTGCTGGTGATCTGTACCCGCGAGGCTCGCCACAATAAGTCGCTCTCGGCTGATGTGCCGAAGATGGTTGCCAAGTTCGGTGACGCGACCGCCAAGTGGTTCAAAATGTCGGGCGGTGAAGGCTCGATCCACGAAAAGCTGGTCAGCAGCCCGCCGAACACGACCATTGGCAACTTCGTCGAGTGCATCCGCTGGCAGTTCTACAATTCGATCTGGAACGGTGGATACGGCGGCAAGAAGTGGGGGCAGGTGACTGACTGTCTGGCTCGCTTCGTCAATGGCGAGTTCACCGCGGAAATGATGCTCGATACGATCTGGACGCTGTCACACAACAACGGCCCGATCTTCAACAAGGGCCACTTTTACTCGATGTACTCGCACACGCTGATGCGCATCCTCGACGTGCAACGCTCGGGCCAAATACCGGAAGCGGTGATGGACGACGCGCAAATCTCGAAGTTTGCCGACAAGCAGATGACGGGCACGTTCAAGCAGCTGAAAGAGCGCTTCCCCGAGGACATTGGCGACTACGTCGACTGGTATGTCGTGGAAGCCCTCGGCTCCGTGCACAAGTATCCGTCCGAAAAGACCGTGCAGGTGGACAAGTACGGCATGTCTGAGAAGGCGTCCGAAGCCGAGAAGAAGGCCGCAGCCCTTGCCCAGGCGAAGAAGGACGCAGAGGCCGCCGCCAAAAAAGCAGCCAAGGAAAAGGCCGCTAAGGAGAAGGCCGAGTTCGAGAAGAACTGGTTTGTGGTAATGCCCGAGCTTCATGTGAAGAAGATCGAACTGATCCGGGAGGCTGCGTGACCTACGAAACGAGCGAAGAGCAGCAGGCGTTCATTCTGGGCGCCGACGATTTCTGGGGTGAGGGGAAAGCTAACCCACACCCCCAAGACACAGCAGAGTGGGCGGCGTATGAGGCTGGGTATCGCAGCCAGTCACATGCTCTCGACCAACAAGCATTAGCCATGGAGGGCAGCATGCCGCGCAAGAGCCTGGATGACATACTGAGCAATGACCGATCCGTTTCGCGGGGGGCGAGGTACTCCTCAGATGACCTGTTCAGCGGGTCGAGCAAGGGGTACACGGGCTCCAGCAAGAACTGGTCAAATTCCCACAGGTGTTACACGAAACACCCGCCCTTGAAGCTTCCAGGTACGGAACTAGTGATCTACGGCGGGTCCTGCTCCGATCCTGTCGTTCTGGACGCTGACGTGTATATCGGCTTCGACGGGTCGATGCGTTGGACCGAGCGCCATTACCCATGGAAGAAGGGTGACGAGGTCTATTTCCGCATTCAGGACATGGGCGTTCCGCAGAAGCCGGACGAGTTCAAGAAGCTGGTCAAGTGGACTCGGCAGCAGCTCGAGGATGGTCGCAAGGTGCATTGTGGTTGCATCGGTGGACACGGTCGTACGGGGACATTCCTCGCGGCTCTCGTTTCCGATTTCGGTGAGCAGGATGCGGTTACCTACGTGCGGGAGAACTACTGTCAGAAGGCGGTCGAGTCGAAGTCCCAGATGGACTTCCTGCACGAGCATTTCGGTATCAAGAAGGTCGAAGGATCGAAGGCGAGTAAGAGCTCGCACAGCAAGGGCTCGAACAAGTCGTCCAATGTGAAGGACTTCGGCAGTTACTCGTCGCGGTCCGGCTCCAGTAAGGCGACCGCCAAGGTGTATGGATATCTAAAGGGCGCCGGCTCGATTTGGGAATAGCATTATGCTTTAATTGTGCAGTTAATTGCATTTTCAATTGCACAAGCAGGCCCCTCAAGTAAGATCAAAATGAAGGGCTATCCGATACAAGGAGGTTAGTGGTGGCTGTGAATATCAAGGTGACCGGCAAGGCGAACACGACAGCCTGGACCGTTCTGAAAAAGCTCAACATTCCCGACGCCGATATCGAGTGGCTTCGCAAGTCCCCGCTCAAGGTCAACCTCATGTCGTCTGCGCTCCTGTTTCAGGTGCCGACTGTTGATCATTATGGGGTTGTCGCCACATATGACGTCAAGTTCGGCTTGATAGAACTGGCAAACCTTGCGAAGGGGAACCTGACCTCGGCCAAAATGTCTGTTCTGGCTCATCAAATGATGGTCGTGGTCGAACACATCAAAAGCAAGTACGGGGCTTATCTGGACACGTTGCCCCCTGCGCCCGAACAGTTGCCCGGAACTTTGGGTAAGCTGCCGCCAATCACCAAAACTCCGATGACCTTTTCGGAGGCGGTAAAACAGGCATCCGTAGCGACAATCGCCAGCGCTGCAATGCAGCATCCAGTTGTGGCGGCCCAGCAAGTTCCTAATGCGGGGACGCTCTGGCCGATGTTTGACATGGATAAGATCAAGACAGCGGATCTGGTGAAATTGCGCGATGCCACGCACATGTATCAACCGGTTCACGGATCGTCGCCGGGATCGAGATATTTCATGGTGGGTGCTAATTCGGATCTGAGGATTGCTGCTCGGCTAAAGAAGGGCCAGTTGTCTGTTCGCATAGAAGGCCCCAACTGGAGCCAGTACCAGCATCAGATACAGTCCGTCGGCTTTTCGAAACTATCGAAGGGTGATGGTTACGCCTCGGTTCACTTCGATGTTGGTGACGATATCAGTCTCGCCAACAAAACGCTGGGAGCCATTCTTACCGGTCTTGGCATCGGATTGGAGACACCGATACCGAACCTGGCTGTCATCAACAAATAAGAGGATGATCATGCTCACTAGAGAGCAATTCGACGCGCTTGAACCCGGCGACGTTATCGAGACAGAATCACTGTTCCCCAGCCTCACCAAGGAGAAGGTGTCGTTTCATGTGACCGAAAGGACGTCTGACAAGGTGCAGTTCGTTCTGTCGTTTCTAGGCATCACGCTGGGCAAGTGGAGCTGCGTGAATTTCAAGGGGAAGCTGGTATGGGAGAAGTGAGCTACACGAACCGCGTCTACGCGCTGGCCGATGCGCTCGGTATGGCGCTGGATGGTGAAGGCTACTCGGGCAAGCTGACCGGTGGGCGCATCAAGAAGTGGCGTATCCACGGTGAGGTATTCGAATTTAACCAGAAGGTTGTTTCTTCCGGGCTGATCGGAAACCGTATCGCCATCATCGCCAAGGTGGGCGGAAACCTTGCGGCTCTGGTTGAAGTCGACCCAGAAGGCAAGATCACCGTTCATCTGCTCAATCTCGCTCACATGGAGCAGAGCCACAACTGGATCGAAAACTACAAGCCAAAAGACATAAAGAGCTGCCTCAACCTTCTCGGCAAGGCGGTCGTTAAGTCGTTCATGAAGATCGACAAGCACAAGTGGACGGAGCTCGCTGCCGTCTGATTTGCAATTAACTGCACTGAAAGTACGATATGACGATTTTGATTTGGACAACGTCAGAAACCTCGCTCCTGCAGAAAACCTTTGGCCCGATTATGAGGTCGTTCCGGCCCGACGTTCCGGCTCACAAGTTCGTACCGTGGAAAGAGGAGGACCCTGTGCCGGAGGCCGGGAAAGGGGACGTAGTCCTTGTCTGCGGCAGCAAGCCACTGGAAACGATGCGGCGAGAGGGTCTGGTTCAGAAGAACCTGACTCTCAACTCATTACGGGAAAAGCCATTGAAGCGGGGTGGCGGGCATTACCTCCTGACGTTCGACCCGTACTCGATGATGACCGAGCCGGAAAAAATTGAGTTGCTCGCCTGGGACGTTCGCCTGGCGGCCCGCGTGATGCGCACCGGTTCTCCGTTGCCGAACCTCGGCCAGTATAAATGGGTGAACACTTACCAGCCCATGATCGATTGGATCGAGGAACGGTACGCCAAGACAGGCAAGGCCGTCGACGTAGCCTGCGATACCGAAACGATGGGCTTCTATCCGTGGTATCCGGACAAGGACATAGTCTCGATCAGCTTCACTGCGAAGCCGATGACCGCGGAAGTTCTGTATCTGGGCCCGCAAAAGCGCCCGATAGATCTCGACCCCAACGTGCCGCTGTTCGATCAGATCCAGTGGCTCCTGACGTCTCCGAAGGTGAAGCTGCGTTTCTCCAACGGCAAGTACGACCTGATCTGGATCGCGGAGAAGTGGGGCATTGAGTGCACGAACTTCAAGTTCGACAACATGCTAGTCGGAACTTTGCTGAACGAGAACCTGTCGAACAGCCTGAATATCCACGCCAAGGTTCGGACGGACATGGGTGGGTATGACGACAGCTTCAACGACAAGTACGACAAGGGCCACATGGAGAAGATCCCGGCGAATGACGATTTCCTCGTTTATGCCGGAGGCGACACGGATGCGGCCCAACGCGTGGCCGACAACCTCCGGGACGAGCTCGCTGAAGACGAGCAACTGACCAAGTTTTACATCACCATCCTTCATCCTGCCGCGCGCGCCTTCGAGAAGATCGAGCGCCGTGGTGTCTGTGTGGATCAGGAGAAGTTCGCGATCCTCCGCGATGACCTCAAGAAGGTAGTCAAGGAGAACCAGGACAAGGCGCTTGCAATCCTTCCGAACCGGATGCGGATCAAGTACCGGGACCGGATCGACGACCAGATCGCGGCTGGTAAGAACCCGCTACTGCCATCCATCCTCAAGGAGTTCTTCTTCACCCCTCACGGGTTGAACCTCAAGCCCAAGATGACCACCGGCAAGACAGGCGAACCTTCCATGGCGAAGGCCCATCTTCGCCAGTTTGCAGATGTGCCGGCGGCCATGGAGATGGTTGGTGTCCTGACCGAGATGGACTCGGCGGCCAAAACGCTCTCGACCTTCGTGGAAGGCTTTCTCAAGCACCTGCGTCCGGACGGCAAGTTCCATACGACATACTTCCTCGGTCGTGCGGAGTTCGAAGGCCACGATGACGATGAAAGCGGCACCGTAACGGGGCGCCTGTCGGCCAAAGACCCGCCGTTCCAGGTGGTGCCGAAGAAGACCAAGTGGGCCAAGCGCATTCGCGAATGCTTCCCGGCGCCGAAGGGCTATGTCGTCCTGTCTCTCGACTACAGCCAGGGCGAGCTGAAGGTCGTCGCCTGCGTGGCGAACGAGAAGACCATGATCCAGGCGTACATGGACGGCCTCGACCTCCACGCACTGACCGGAGCCAAGCTTGCTCAGGTGGACGTGCAGGAGTTCCTGAAGTGGAAGGACAGCGAAGACGCCGCACTGGCAGCCGCATTCGAAAAGAACCGCGGAAATGCCAAGCCGGCCAACTTTGGACTCCTTTACGGAATGCAGGTCGAAGGCTTCCGTCAGTATGCGTGGGCCAACTACGGCATTAAGCTCTCCTTCGCAGAAGCCGAAGCGATGCGTAACGCCTTCTTCGAGCTGTATCCGGGTCTGCTCGGTTACCACGAGAAGCAGCGCACACTGGTAAGCATGACGGAACAGGTTCGCTCACCACTGGGCCGTATCCGCCACCTACCGATGATCAAGTCGTGGGATCGTGAAATCAAGTCCCGAGCCGAGCGCCAGGCAATCAATTCCCCGATCCAGTCGACGTTGACTGACATGATGTGCTGGGCGATCGCGCTGATCGAGGATGCTTACCCGAACTCGCCAGTGCAGATTGTGGGACAAATCCACGACGCCATGATCGCCTATGTGCCGGAGCACGAAGCGACCCTGTGGGCTGGACGCCTCACGGAAATCATGAGCAATCTGCCCTTCCACGAGCTGGGGTGGAACCCTGTCTTGAAGTTCACCGCGGACGCAGAGGCAGGAGCAACCCTCGCTGATCTGAAGAAGCTGAAACTCGCCGCTTAATGATTGTGCAATTAATTGCATACCGGTAAGCTGGAGTGACAGCTGACAAAGAAGGTGTGTGATGAGCGACGAGAACAAGACAGAGGGCAATCGCCCTCAGCTGCGCCTGGTAAAGTTTCAGGGCGACGGGGACCCGGTCCTCGATAAGCTGCGCGGAAAGGTGACGAAGGCGAATGGTGAGGCAGTAGCCGCCAACGCCTTCGAAAGTGAAGACGAATACCAGGACCTTTATATCGGCGCCGCTCGCGACGTCGGTATTCTCGAACCACCGTACAACCTCAAAAGTCTCGACAGGCTCGCTCAGGAGAACAACGCCCTGAGCCCCTGTGTCGAGGCGATGGTCACCAACGTTGATGGCACCGGCTACGACTTCGAAAAAGATGGCGAAGAAGCCGAGGACCACCACGACGACACACATATCGACCACTTGAATGATTTCTTTAGCCAGCCGTGGCCTGGTGTCTCCTTCCAGACAATACGCAAGGAACTGCGCCGCGATCTCGAGCGTACTGGCAATGCTTATCTCGAAGTGCTGCGCAACCCGCAGGACGAGATTGTGTTCTTTCGTCGCGTCGACGCCAAGATGATGCGTCTAGTCAAGCTGGACGATCCGATCCCAGTCAAGCGCACGGTCAAGCGCCGCGGCAAGGACGAGACGATCACCGTCATGCAGCGCGAGCGTCGTTTCTGCCAGATGGTGAACGGAGTCAGCCTCGTTTACTTCAAGGAGTTCGGCGCAACCCGCGACGTCCATAAGAAGCGGGGCTCATGGTCACCAGTCGGTAACAGGCTGCCAGCGGACATTCGTGGCACCGAGATCATCCACTTCACGTTGCTTCCCGACTCGCACACGCCTTATGGCGTTCCCCGTTGGATCAGCCAGCTGCCGTCCGTTCTTGGCTCCCGCAAGGCCGAAGAGTTTAATCTGGAGTTCTTCGATAATGGCGGCGTCCCCCCGGCGCTGATCATCCTGCAAGGCGGCTCTCTCCAGCACGAGACACGCAACGCCCTCGATCAGAAGTTGGCTCAGGGTACTGCCGGCCAGAAGAACCGCATTCAGGTGCTGGAGGTTGAGCCCACCGGCGGCTCCATGGACAAGGAAAGCACTGTCCGCGTGACGGTGGAACGCTTCGGGGCCGAGCGTCAGAACGATGCGATGTTCGAGAATTATGACGACAAGTGCGAGACCCGCATTCGTCGCTCGTTCCGCCTGCCTCCGATCTTCGTGGGCAAGGCCGACGACTATTCGTTCGCGACCGCCTTCGCCAGCTACACGGTTGCTGAGGCTCAGGTGTTCAAGCCGGAGCGCGACGAGTTCGACGAGATTATCAGCCTGAAGCTGATCAAGGCGCTGGGCTTCCACGATTACAAGATGGTATCCAAGCCGCTCGTTATCGAAGACGCCACGCTCAAGCTCGAAGGCATCAACATGGCGATCCAGACCAATCAGGTCGACATGGAAGATATCATCTACGAGATCAACGAAGCCTGCGGCACCGACATTCGTGTCAGCGACAAGCCTCGTGTTCTCACGGGAGCCAGCCATACGATCGACGCGGACGGCAACATCGTCCCGGTCCCTAAGGAAATCCCGGCCAACCAGAACGAGCCGACCAAACCTGGGGCCAAGCCAAAGGTCTCAGCCAAGACACCGACCCCGGTCGAGAAGATCGAGCATCGCGGCGTGAATGACCTAGCCCTTGACACTATGATCGCGCTCCGCAACCGGGACACGGTCGCCCTGGCCAAGAACATCACGCTGATCAACTCACTCGACAGCGCGGGGTTCGATCGCTTCCGGAAGGCGTCGGCGGATCTTCAGTTCATCGATACGACGCTCGACAGCGAGGGGCTGACGGATTTGGCTTCCTGCACGATCTCCGTCATGAACCGTAGCCTGGCCAAGCAGGATTGCTGCGGCCACGTACACTGAGGTGAGACATGCTTGATGCGAAAGCATTCATCGCCTTGGAAACCACCCAGTCCGCTGTGATGCGGGCTGGTTGGCGTAAGGAGGCAGCGCGGCACATCAAGGCACTGGAGCCGATGCTCGCCCAAGGGCAGTGGGATTACGCCCACGAATACGTCGACAAGATCACGATGAACGGAGTTGTGGGAAACCACTTCGCTCGCCTTGAGGAGCTGGCCGTATCCTCGATCCTGTTCGGCGCCCAGAATGTCACACAGGATCTGAAAAAGACGAGCTTTGTGACAGGCTCCGCTGAAATCCCGTATGGGATGCAGCAAGCCCTCGAGCAGATGAATTTTATGATCGAGCGAGACGGGGCCGAGCTGCTGCGCAAAGAGCTGCATGCGATTATCCGCCAGGAAGAGATCGAGTTCCGGGAGGCCATCGCCAAGTCGGGCAAGCAGACGCTTTATGTCCATCGTCCATTGCTCAACGCAGTGCAATTGATTGCATGGGCAAGATTGAATGGCTTCAAGACGGCTGTTCCGCCAGAGGAGATGCACGTTACCGTCTGCTACAGCAAAACGCCCATTGATTGGGGCGACCCTGGCTATTCTGCGCCTGGTGTGCGTGCGTCGGGCGGCAAGCGCACCATAGAGCGGTTCGGCAAGGCGATCGTTCTCACTTTTGAGAGCCAAGACTTGCATGACGACCACGAGCGCTTTGAAGACTCGGGAGCCTCGTGGGATCACCCGAGCTACAGACCACACGTCACGATCTCTTACGACGAAAACCAAGAAATCGACATTAGCAAGATCGAGCCGTTCACCTTCGACCTCGAGTTCGGGCCAGAGGTGTTCGCACCTGTGAAGGAGGATTGGTCATCCGGTATCAAGGAAATCCGCCTGAACAAGGCAGCAAACCTCAGCCTTGCCGAGAAGCTGAACAACGCCGTGATGGGCAAAGGCGGCAAGATCATCGACATAGGCGCGAACCTCACGACAAGCCGGCTGGTGTCTCTCGGTTTCCTCGCAGAGGCGATCGACGCCGAGATTGACACGTACCAGGTGAATGAGGTGCTGGACGAGCTGACATGCCCTGTATGCCGTTACATGCATGGCAAGACGTTCCGCGTGGAGAATGAGTTCTCGCGCACCATGAACGTGCTATCGACCACCGACCCGAAAGAGCTGAAGGGACTTGCTCCGTGGCCACTTCAGACAAAGGCCGGCCTCAAGAGTCTGTATGCAATGTCAATCGGTGACATGCAGAATGCAGGCTACGGCAGCCCGCCTTATCACCCCGGATGCCGCGGCTACCTCTCGCTCACTGGTACGGTGACCGAGGAGTTCCCGATCGGATCGTTGATGATCACGGAAGCAGCTCTCCCAGAGAAGCCGAAAGTGACTCCAAAGCCCGCAAAACCGGCAACTCCATGGCTCGAGAAACCCACTGGATGGCTCGACGTCATCAACAGGATCAAAGACCAGTCGAAGCGCGAGGCCGCTCTTCAGGCGTGGTCTGATGAGAACTACGATCTCGTTCGTGAACTAATCGTGGAAGCCGGTCTGTCGGTTTGACGTCGGCACACGTATTAGTCCGCTTTCATTGCAATTAATTGCAAACAGGAAACCCCTGCGTATTCTCCGGCTCGTGACACGCACATGAGACGGGGAGACCGGGTTGTTCGGAACAAGCTTCAAGGACGGGTGGATGAAGGGCGCGCAAGCGGCCCCGGTTCATCATGCTTTGAAGGGCGATGCGAGCCAGAAGTCGATCCAGATCAAGAAGCAGGACGAAGAACAGCAGCTCGTTTTTGGTGAGGTGTTTGCGCCGGGGTTCCCTGACAGCCAGGGGGACTTCATGACGGTCGAGACCATCCAGGAGATGGCTTATGGCTTCATGCGCAAGGGTTTCGTTCAGAAGATCGATATCCAGCACTCTCAGCAGGAAAGTGGCTGCTACGTCGTCGAAAGCTTCATTGCGCGTGAGGGTGACCCGACTTTCATTCCTGGGAGCTGGGTGCTGGGCGTCAAGGTCCCCGATCCGGAGATCTGGAGCCTGGTCAAGTCCGGGGAGCTCAACGGCTTCTCTCTTGATGGCTTCGGGGTTCGTGTCGACAGCGTTATCGAGGTCGACATGCCCGACGTCATCCGGGGATTGACGCTCGAGGCCGAAGGCCACTCCCACGTTTTCTACGTCAAGTACGACCAGGACGGCAATTTCCTGGGCGGCCACACCGACGTCGTCGACGGTCACATGCATCGAATTTTGCGGGGAACCGCCACGGAGGACTCGAACGGTCACTCCCACCGGTTCTCGTTCGTCGAAGGAGTGCTCAATGCCCAAGCTTGAGATCAAGGCCACCGAACTCGTGGGGACGGACGTGAACTTCGTATCAATGGTGAAGCGGGGAGCGAACCGCATCCCGTTCCGTATCACGAAAGGGGATGAACCCATGGACCTGTACAAAATTGGCCGCATGCTTCTGAACAAGGGCGAGCCTGAAGTGCCGGAGGTCGTTGCGGCTATTGTGCAGCCAGGCGTCGACGCTACCGCTCTGGCTCAGACGTTCAAGGACGCCGGCCTCGACCCGCTGCAGTACACTCCGGTGGAGAAGGATGGCGTCGTCGTCATCGCCAAGGAGAACGCGGACGCGGCAAAGGACACCGTCGTCATCAAGGCGAATGAAGGTGTGGCTTTTGTCGTATCGAATATGAAGAAGGCGTTCATGGACTACGATTACGAGTCCAAGGACTTCCTCACCGTCCTGAAGACCAACGGTTTCTACCCGACGCTTTGCGCCGCACACGATGCCTTTGCCACGACGGTATCCAATATCCTCTACGAAGCAACCAGCCCGTCTGAGGCTGCCCAGGCAATTTCCAAGGCTGCTGACGATTTCAAGACCTACGTCACGGCAATGGCTTCGTCACTGCCGGTGCAGGCTTTCAAGATGGAAGTCGCATTGGCCAAGGCTGATGCAGGCAAGAATGGTACTGGCGCCGGCTTCGAAGCTGGTAAGGGCACGGGAACCACGCCAAGCGCAACGGCTGACGACGCCGCGCACACTGCAATTAACAGCACTGGCGAACCGACCCACGGCAATCCCGACGAACAGCCTGTCGAAACTCACAAGTCTGACGCCGACAAGGGCAAAGACGAGATGAAGGACAAGGAGAAGGAAGAAGCCAAGAAGGACGAGCTCAAGGGCGTCCCTCAGCCGACCGGCCATGAGCCTGGTGACGCTGGTGGCTTCGCAGCCGCTCCTGCCGACACGCAGCGCGCCGTTTCCCACGCCTCTGCCGACGACAAGAAGATGAAGCTGAATGGTGGCACGACCGGCAGCTCCATCCCGGACGGCGACAGCGGGCTCGCACGCTTCGGCGGTGTGAAGAAGGAAGAAGAGCCAGTCCAGAAGAACGAAGGCGACGACAAGATTGGTGGTGAGCAGCAGACGCTCCCTGAAGACCAGTCCGGTTCGGGCGCCCAGCAGGCTGCCGAGGTCAAGCCGACCGCAGCCGATCTCACGAAATCCGACAACGCCGACATTCTGGCGGCAATCGCTGCCCTCCAGAAGAGCGTCTCGGAACAGGTCAACGGCCTCCAGTCCCGCATGGAGAAGCAGGTCGGTGATCTGAACGCCCGAGTCGATCAGGTAGCCACCATGGCTCGCAAGACCGACGCGGCACTGAACGGCACCGTGTTCGCGGAAGATCCGGGCGACCGGGTTCGCACTTCCAAGTCGGAAGCTCATTCCGGTGAAATCCCACTTCTCGACACTGCCATCTCTCGCATCAGCGCCGCGTAATGCGGAAGGCAAGCAAAGTACAGCGAAAGGAACTATATCCATGACGACCAATTCCAGCCTCCTCCGCAAAGCCGATCTGGTGATCGAGGACCTGCGCGCAAATGGCGGCGAACTGCTCCCTGAACAGGGTGCCGCTTTCATTCGCAAGCTGATCAAACAGCCGACCCTGATCCGGCAGTGCCGTGTGGTCGAAATGCTGGCTCCGAAGCGTAAGATCAACAAGATCGGCTTCGGCAAGCGTATCCTCCGCAAGGCCACCTCCGGCGTAGCTCTGACCCAGGCTCAGCGCTCCAAGCCGACGACCGAACAGCTCGAGCTGGATACGAAGGAACAGATCGCAGAAGTTCGTCTGCCGTATGACGTTCTCGAAGACAACATCGAGCGCGCCATCTCGGCAAACAACGAAGCGTCCAACACCGGCCCAGGCGGTCTCCGTCAGACCATCATTGACCTGATCGCTGAGCGTGCTGCTCTCGACTTGGAAGAGCTGGCGCTGCTCGCTGACAAGGCGTACGTAAACGCTGCTGACCAGGACGATCAGGATTACCTGAGCCAGCTCGACGGTTGGTTGAAGCGTGCCAAGACCACCGGTCATGCGGTCGATGCTGGCAATCAGACGATCAACAAGTCTATCTTTAAGAAGGGCTTGAAGTCGCTTCCGTCGCAGTATCAGCGGAACAAGGCTGCTCTGACCCACTTCGTGTCGGTCAACAACGCCACGGAATACCGGGACACCCTCGCTGACCGCGGTACTGGTCTCGGTGACAACATGGTGCAGGGCAACAGCCCACTGTTTGCTTTCGGGTCTAGCGTTGCTGACGTTGCTCTGATGCCGGAAGAAGAAGGGCTGTACACCGATCCGCTGAACCTTATCTTTGGCATCCAGCGTCAGGTTTCGATGGAATTTGACAAGGATATCACGGCTCGTGTGTACATCATCGTACTGACCACCCGCGTCGACTTCCAGATCGAAGAGCCAGATGCGATCGTGGCCTACGAAAACATCGCTGAAGAATAAGCGATATGCAATTAATTGCAAAAATGGGCAGTCTGATTTAGGCTGCCCATTATTGTTTGAGAGGCAGAAAAGCTAAGGAGAGCACAATGCCAAAAGTAGAACTTCTTCGCCCGCGCAGCCTGAACACCCGCGGAATTTTGTTCGTTCAGCGCGTTCCACGCGAGGACATTCCGGTCGATATCGCACTCGAACTTATGGAAGATGAACGGTTCAAGGTGACGGGTATCACTGCTGCTGATCTTGCGGCCACCGGCGACAAGCCTCGCAAAAAGGCCGATCTCCATGCAGCTATCCTTGATGCGATCGATGAGCTGGACGTGGACGATGAAGACGCGTTCACCGCTTCTGGCAAGCCGCACCACCTCGCGATTTCCAAGGTACTTGGCTTCGATATTTCGGCGGAAGAGCGGGACGCTGCCATGCGTGCGGGCACGGCACGAGGTGCTCTCGTCTCCGGTGAAGGCGAAGGCCATGACAAAGAGGAAGCGGCACCCGCGGCGAAGCCGGCCAAGAAAGCCGGTAAGGGCGGCGTCGTCATTAACCGAGGCAAGCAGCAGGCGAAGAAGGAAGAGCTTCTGACCAAGCTGAATACCGTTGGTGGCGAGAAACCCGCCGAGCAGGAAAAGGAACCGGAAGACGCCGGCACTGGTGAAGACCAGGAGATCGACGACTCTACCGACGGCGCCCTGGAGGTCTAATTCATGCTGCTCGCCTCTGTGAAGGACATTCGGGACCCGCTCGGTTTCGACGACATGACCGATATCAACGATGCCATCAAAATGGCGTTGAACGCGGCTGAACCTCAGATCGCAGCGCGTCTGAATACCACCTTCACGCGGGGCGAGCACATCGACACGTTCTGGGTTCCCGAGCCGACAATTCGGGAGCCAGGGGTCAATCGCACCGAGTTCCGCCTCACATACGGTATGGTGACCGAGATCACCTCCGCGACGGCCACGAACAATCCGATGCTGTTTTCCGATGCTCAGCAGGCCGATCTTGGCTCTGTGCTGGTCTGGAACAAGGAGAAAGGCGTCGGTCGCGACTGGAAGACGGCCTATTACCGCCAGACTGTCGAGATCAAGTACACCTACGGCTTCGAACCATCGGCAGATGACGCGGAGTCCTACAAACTCGATCAGGTTCCGAAGTGGTTGCAGGAAGCCGCCCGCATCCTCGCGCTGATCCACCTCTCCAGCCAGCCGGCGCTGACGGAGGCTGAGATCAAGCTCGACAGCAAGATGCTGACCGCTCAGTACGAAGCCCTGATCAAGCAGCACATTCGATACGCGCCTATGGCCCTGCTTCCGATGTGAGGTGGGAATGGCGACTTCTCTTACTCTCGAGTTTCAGTTCAGGAACAAGCGCTTCAGGAACGCCGAGGCCGGTCTTCGCACGTTCCACCAGCATCTGAAGAAGAGCTGGGACGGGTCGGCTAAGGTGCTCAGCCAGGAGCTCAGGGATTTCCTCGACAGCGTGGTTGAAGCCCTCGTGCAGCGTCACTCCGGTTCATGGCCTGGAGGCACCTCCTCGAACACGCTGTCCAAGCGATCCGGCAAAATGCTCCAGAGCATTGTTGACAGTGTGCAGGTGGAAGGCACGACATTCTCGACCATCAGGGGATCGATCGGCGGCTCGAAGGTGGCAGCTGTCCAAGAGTTTGGGGCCACGATCAAGCCTCGTAAGGCCAAGTACCTGACGATCCCCCTGCCGGCAGCCCTTAATTCAGACGGCACGCCGAAGAAGAGATCCGCCAGAGAATGGGACAACACCTTCGTTGCCAAGAGCAGAGCCGGCAACCTGATCATTTTCCAGAAGCGCGGGACCCAGATCGTCCCGCTTTATGTATTGAAGACCAGCGTAACGATCCCGCCACGCCTCGGTATGCGCAAGACCCTCGATGCGGGCTTACCATACTTTGTAGAGAAGTCGATGGACTCGATCGTGCGCTCGGTCCTTTCGGCCAAGGGAGGCTGACATGCCCGATACGCCTAGCGTGCGCCAGCAGATCCTCGAGAACGTCCTAGTGGCTTACCGGTCCGTGAAGGAGCCGGATTGGCCGATGACTTTCAGCACGGTCGAGATGGGACCGCTCAGCGGAGAAGACCACCGCAAACGCTACTCGATAGGCATCGTTCAAGGTCCCGAGAAGGAGCGCTTCACGTTCCCGTTCATCGAATGCAATCTGCAGGTGGGCGTGGAGTTCCGCGTTACGGTCAACAAGGGCGACCCCAAGCCATCGATTATGGCCGAGGAGACGCTCACTGTCCTGAAGCGGGTGATGGACCAGAACCGCAAATGGGGCGGCCTGGCGATCGACACGAAGCGCATCGGCAACGACATTGATCTCAACACTTACCTCGACAAGAGCGTGGTAGGAGTGATGTTCATGGAGGTCATGTTCCGGCATTCGCACTTCGACCCTCGAGACCCGCACCCGGATCGCTAGGTGCACCTGACGGTTCCCTGGAAGATTACAATTTTAGCGCTGTGTGCAATTAATTGCAGATCTTAGATTGATCGAGGCGACCATGAGTTTGCGAGCAGCCCTACCGAAAGAAGTCACTAGCATATCCCCTGGGTATGCTTGGCGCATGTACATAGACATGAAATTCGACGGGGAGCGCCCGACTGACTGGCCTGACTGGGTAATCCGGATGCACATCTGGAGCGAGGGCATTCAGATCAAGCTCACCAAGGAAAGCGGCATCACCTTCGAAGAGGTCGACATGGGTGCCGAAGGCATCCAGTTGATCCCGGTCTTCGAGATCGATGCGGCGACCACCGAGCAGTTCCGCGGGCATATGAACCCGATCCAGTACGCCGTCGACCTGGCCGCGCCGGATGACATTTCGACCATGTATTTCACCGGGAACATCGAACTGCTGATGAGCCCGCCTGCGGGGATGCTCGGATGACCACTGAAGTAACTGTTCTCGTCAAAAACGTCATCGCGAACGCCCAGACGCGCACCATCGTTGTCGTCGAGGTTCCTCTGCAGCGCGGTCCTCGTGGCAAGCAGGGCATCAAGGGAGACAAGGGTGATCCCGGCCTCGGTGATATGCTCAAGTCTGAGTACGACGTCGACGGTGATGGTGTCGTGGATCACGCCAAGCAGGCTGATGAGGTGCCGTGGGGTGGCGTGCAGGGCAAGCCTGACGTCTTCCCTCCTGCAGAACATGGTCACGCGGTTGCCACCGTAGAGCAGTCAGGTTTCATGTCCGCTGCCGACAAGCAGAAGATGGATGACCTCGGCAATGCCGTACGCTTCGACAAGAACCAGGCACTCAATGCGACTCAGAAGGCTCAGGGGCGCAGCAATATCAGCGCAGCGTCACTCGGAGTCGACGGCAAGGTTCCTTTGGAAGAGCTTCCGGATGACCTGTTCGGAGATATCGTCACTGTCTCTAGCGAAGCAGAGATGCTCGCGCTCGTGGTGCCCAAGGGATCGATCGCGGTTCGTACGGACGTCCAGAAGAACTTCATTCTGAAGTCTGAACCGGCATCGACGCTCGCAAACTGGGTCGAGCTGGCTACGCCTACGGCGCCGGTAACCTCGGTGGCCGGTAGGGGCGGCAATGTGACCCTGGCTTCGGCAGACATTACCGATCTTGGCGACACCCTGACCCAGCACACTGTACGCTTCGACCAAGTTCAGGATCTGACGCCTGCGCAGAAAGGTCAGGCTCGTGCCAACATCGACGCAGGCATCCTTTCTGGATGGCGTAATAAGATCATCAATGGTGATTTCCCTATCAATCAGCGCGGCAACAGGAACCTTGCCCCAGGCGAGAACATGATCGTTCTCGACCGCTGGTATGTGACGAACAACACAAATCAGACGGTGGGCGTCTCGCAGCAACCGTTCGCGTTGGGTCAAACTGACGTTCCCGGAGAACCCGCGTTTTATCTTAACCTCAATTTCCCCGTCGCGCCTACATCGGGGACCGTTGGCATCACACAGCGTATCGAAAGCGTCAGGACGCTTGCAAACAGGAAGGCGACGGTTACGGCCTATACATCAGGCCCTTCTGTGAACGGTGGTTCGCTCACCTGTTCACTGGGGCAGAATTTCGGCGCGGGCGGTAGTCCATCGGAGTCAGTCATCACCGATGTTCCGCTGAATATCGGAACAGTCTTTGACGCCGCAACCCGAAAGAGGCAGGGCGTGATTGATATGCCGTCTATCGCTGGGAAGACTCTCGGGACTTCACATGATGGTTACGTTGCTCTGGCCTTTACTCTGACGCCTCGCGCAGTCGGCAATTACTCGATCGCGCATGTTTCGGTCGTCGAAGGTGACGCAACCTTTGAAGACGACCCGTTTTCGCCAAGACATATTCAGCAGGAAATTGCGCTCTGTGAGAGATACTACCAACGGTACACGCAGGGTCCCTCTTGGCTCGGAGTTGGTACAGCAATGGCCGGTGAGCTTCGTGGCAGGATTACCATCGGTTTGACTACTACTATGCGAGCGAACCCATCCGCCAGTGTTGTCGGCGGTGCATCATACTTTAATGGCTCATGGATCGATACCACCATGGGTTTCGAGGCCGCGCTTGCTAATATGGTTACATTCACATTCTCAGTTCCCGCGTATGAAACACCGACTACTGCGCCTCTATGGTTGGTGAGAATGTCTAATTCTAACAACACTATTTGGGGCTATATCGTTCTTAACGCAGAACTGTAATCTCTCTGATTAGGCCGTGCACTAGATATGAGATAAAGATGAACGAGAGAAACTTCGAATATGTCCGCAAGACGGAACAGGGGTTCGCCTTTAAATACGAAGGTGGTGAAGCGGAAAGCTTCGTGAACGACAATGCGGAAGGTAATAACGACTTCCATAACATCGAAGCGTGGATTGCTGCGGGAAACACGATCGAACAGGTCGAGGCCCCAGCCGCCCCGCTGGTAACGGTCATACCATCGGTAACTCTGTGGGAGCGCATGACCGAGGCTGAAGCTGCTCAGGTGGAAGCCGCCATGTCCCGTCAGCCGTTCAGAACCCGCCAGATTTTCATGACGGCCAATACGTTCCGCTCAGACCATGAACTGTGGCCCCTCCTTGTGAGTATGGCCACCGATCTGTTTGGCGAGACCCGAACGGCAGAACTTCTCGCAAAACCGTAAGCCGGAGTCGCCGGCATACCACGCACACGCACACACGTTGACCCTCGCCTCTGATTTGCAATTAATTGCACACGTTCACAGAGGCGAGGATTGTGCAGTGACCAAGCTCAAGATCAGCAAGACCCAGGAACAGGCCGACGAACCGGATCACGAAGTGCCGGTCGATGAGTCTGTTGCCGAGGCGGTAGCCGAAGAGGTCGCCGCTGAGCCTGAAGCTACACCTGCAGTCCAGGCCGAAGAGTACGGGAAGGGCGGCACGTACCGCTCGATTGGGGGAGGTAAGCGGGTTCGCGTCTGAGCCCGTCCTCCGCACTAACAAGGAAAGGTGCCCCAAATGGCTCTCCAGAAGCTCAAGAAAGGTTTTTTCTCCGGCACGTCGAAGATCTTCGACGGCACGCTCGAGAAGCTCATTAACTCCATCATTGATGCAGTGAATGCTGGGGGTGGCGGTGCTGCTTATACCGACGCTGACGCTGTAAACGCCGTCAAGACCAAACAGCAGATCGTCTCTCTGACTGAAGTGTCCGTAGCGGACGCTACCACAGCTGAGGAGGCCGTCGCAGTGGCGAACGCCAACAAGGCTGCCATCAACGCGGTCATCGCGGCTCTCAAGGCGTGAGCTGACGGTAGGCGCACTCCAGAAGAAGGAAATAAGCTATGACCGTTGCAGCCCCGCTCCTCACGCGCCGCGCCGTGCTTCAGGCCGCGATCGAGGCGACCTACCGTGAGGAAGCAGCCGTCGGTCTCAACGATGCACTCTACGTCGAAGAGCCCGACTACCAGATCAACCTCAACCTGCTCGAACGTAACTTCGCTCGTGACGATTTGTCTCCGCTCCCAAACATTGTTGGGCGGCGCTTGGCGTCCATGACGTTTACGACCGAGCTCAAGGGCAATGGCGCGCAGAACAGCGGCGTTCTCGCAGACGCTCCGCTCATCTCTCGCCTGTTTCGCGCTTGCGGCTACTCGCTGACCGCCAACGCTGCTGCAGACAGCACCGTGGTTTACCCAGTCGGTAATCATACCGTTGAGGTGACCTGGGGTGTATCTGTCGCAGGGGCCACACACACCGACGTGATCAACTTCGTTCTCGAAGTCACGACGGGTGGTGCTTCCGGCGTAGCAGAGATCACCGTTACCTCCGACACCGACGGCCAGGGCAGCGCTGCTGCAGCCGTTACCTCGGGTACGGCGATCACGCTTGGCACAACCGGCATCGAGGTGACTCCGGAATGGACTGGCAACCTGGCTGCCGGCACCCGCTGGACGATCTGGGCATTGCCGAAGGGTCTCCGTCTCGATCCTGTCTCCGACAACTTCGAGAGCTTGACCATGGTGCTGAACATGGACGGCGTTGAGCACAAGATGCTCGGTTCGCTGGGCACGTTCTCGATCACCGCGGAAGCCGGTAACTACGCTCGTATCGAATGGGAGTTCCAGGGAACCTTCATCGATCCGATCGACAAGCCGATGCCGATCGCCAACTACGAGAAGTCGCTGCCGTCTCAGGTGGAACTGGCTCGCCTCCGGGTCGACCAGGACTACGTGATCGTCAACGCCTTCAACTACACGCAGGCGAACGACATTCAGGTCCGTCCGGACGTCAGCTCCAAAGAAGGCTACGTCGGCACCCGTATCGTCTCTCGTGCTCCGGAAGGCGGTATCGACCCTGAAGCCGAACTGGTCGCGAACCACGACTTCTGGGGCAAGATGGGTGCGGCTGAGCGCATGACCTTCCAGATGCGTTGCGGCACCGAGCCTGGCAACACGGTATGGTTCCTGTCGCCAAGCGTGCAGTACACCGGCCTGACCTACCAGGATCGTAACGGTATCCGCACCTACGACGCACAGCTGCGCTTCTCTCGCGTTCTTGGCAACGACGAGCTCTGCATTGTCCTCGTCTGAGGTATGCAATCAATTGCATAATGCGGCGAAGCCTGGGGGAGAGTGGAGACGCTCTCCCCTAGTTTTTCAAGGAGCGGAAAATGGGCAGGTACACTGTCAAGGTCTACATCGTGCAGCAGGCTGACAAGGACGGGAACCTTATCGGACCTGTGCTCGCGGCCAAGTTGACCTACGCCGATGCGCATGAGATCGCCAAGAAGTTCGCCCCCGCCAAGGTCACCTGTTTCATCGCGGACAAGAACGCAGCGCCAAACAACCCGGACCATACAGCAGTCCACTAGGATTGCAATTAATTGCACAGCGTCATCGCCTCTCGTAAATTGCCGGCACTGTCCATGTGGGCAGCCACATCGCCACGCAGCCAGGAGGCAGATAGATGGCCCTTATCGCTATGACCGTGCACGACACGGTGGAACACGTTTCCGATCTTGATCCGTGCAAGAAGAAGACCAAGGTTCCGGTCGACCCGAACGATCCGTCGAAGGGTATGAAGGACGAAGTCACCATCGAAGAAGGTGCGACGAAGTTCTTCCTGAAGCCTCTCGACGTCTTCCTCATGGGCTACATCTACGACAACGCCTCCTCGCTCTCGGGCAAGCAGGGCTCTGACGAAATCGGCATCAAGACCCGCGTCAATCAGACGAACATCGATGCTGTTCGCCACGGCCTGGCAGGCTTCTCGAACTTCAAGGACGCCAAGGGCAACGACATTCCGTTCCAGACGGTCAAGGTGCAGGTCAACGGTCGCGAATACGAAGTAGCCGACGACGCAACCATGTCGAAGGTGGGCATTCGTCTCACCCAGGAACTCGGCGCCCGTATCAAGGAGATCAGTGAGGTCTCCGCGGACGAAGAAAAAAACTGAGGCTGGGCGTCACCGCCGTCAGGTTGATGCCCGAACGTCAGTGCGACGGGTGCAAGAAGAAGGACACTTGGGGATGCACAGCAATAAGGCTGAGGCACCCCGAGCCCGGTGAACCGGATCTGCCGAGGAATTGGCTCAGACCAGCGGCTCAGCCGGTCACCATCATGGGGGAGACGACATACGCCTGCCCCAGACAGCATATCCACGAGAACCCCAGGCTCTGGGCGTGGATGCTTAAGTTCTACGGCTTGTACAAGCGCGGGTTTCTCCCTGGTGGGGGCGGCGTCCTGAGTCAGTCCAATAAAGCCCTCGAAGTGTTCCGTATCCTCGACGACGCCAATGATCAGTGTGACCGGGCGGAAGCGGAGAAGATCAAGAAGCAGCAAGCCAGGCGTGGGCCGAGCAGTCAGAGGCCGAAAAAGTAGTTAGTGCAATTAATTGCATGTTGCGGAGCGGCATATGAACCCTGAAGAGCTCGAATTCATCCTGAAGATGCGGGACGAGGCAAGTGCCCTCCTCGATAAGATCGGGGACAGTCTCAAGAAGACCGGCGACGGCGCCAAGAAGTTTGGCGACGAGAATGAAAAGGCCGGAGGTAAGCTCGACAACCTCGTGAAGAAAGCCAAGGAGGCCACCGTTGCACTCGGTGGTCTCTACGCTTCCATGCGGACCCTGCAGGGCACGGTGGGGGCTTGGGGCCAGTACGAACTCGGCTTGGTAGGCGTGGTGAAGACCACGAATATGGCCGGTCGCGAGCTGGATGATTTCCGCAAGAAGTTCGACAACCTGAACCGAGGCATGAACGGCATCGACACCGGTCAGCTTCAGCAGCTTTCCGAGACGGTTGGCCAGCTGGGCGTCAAGGGCGTCGACAACATCGTCAGCATGACTGAGGTGCTCGGCAAGCTGGGCGTCACGACCGATATCGTTGGCGCGCAGGGGGCGTCTGCAGTTTCCCGTATCCTGACGCTCACGGGCGAGGGGGCGAAGGCCGTTGGTGAGTTCGGTGACGCGCTGAACTACCTCGGCAACAACACAGCAGCCACCGAAAGCGAAATCCTCGACATGGCCACGGTTCTGGCGCAGTCGACCGCAGAATTTGGGATGAGCTCCAAGAACATTCTCGCTCTCTCGGCAGGCGCTCGTCAGTTGGGCGTCAATTTCGAGCTCTTCGGCACGTCCTCTGGTCGCGTTCTCCGCAGCCTTCGCGACGGCTTGGCGAACAACACGACGGGCTTCAAGTCGTTCCTGCAGGTCACGAACATGACCCGCGAGCAGTTCGCAACGTTGCTCGAGGAGAAGCCGGAGGAGGTCCTACTCAAGTTCGCTGAAGCCTACAACAGCTTGACGGCCTCGGGTGGCTCCAAGGGATTGCTCCAGGCTCTGGGCATGGACACCGACGAAATCAAGCGCGTCTTTGGTGCGATTGGCACGCAGGTGGATGCGGTGCGTGACAAGCTGCGTCTCGTGCAGAGTCCGGACATGGAAGGCGCTCTCGATCGCGAGGCTCAGCAGTTCTTCGAAGCGCAGAACAACCAGATCCAGGGGATGGTTAAGGCGTACACGTTGCTCAAGGCATCGATTGGTGAAGCCCTGTCCCCGCTCACCGGCCCGCTCATCACCGCAGCCACTGGAACCCTGAATGCCCTGACCGACGTCATCCAGGGGCTTCCGGTCGTCATCAAGCAGGTAGCGGCAGCGTTCATCGTCTTGGCGCCGGCCATCGGTGGTGTGATCGCGGCGTCCAGGCTGCTGGCACCGCTTCTGACGACTATGGGCTTCAGCGGCGCTATCACGGGCGTGGGTTTGCTGACGAAGGCGATGGGCGGCTTCCGTGCAGCCCTTTCGCTCGCTGGCACCGTGCTTGCGCGCACCTGGCCGTTTATCGTCGGCATGCTCGCAGCTGAGGGTGTGCGCCGCAGCGAAGACTGGATTACTGCCTGGGTGAAGCGCAACTTCAGCGAAGAGAACCTCAAGCGCATGCGCGACTTCCGCAAGGAGTACCAGGGCTTCTTCGACTTCATGGCGCAGGACCCGCTGACGGGTACAATACAGTCCGGACCTAACGCCGGCATGAACTACTGGACGGGCAAGCGCGACTTTATCCAGAACGATAAGGGTGAGTGGGAAAAATACACACCGGAGCCTCCGAAAGACTGGGGTGACGGCATTGGCCAGATGCTGCGCGACAAGGTTCAGCAGGGCATCAAGAAGGCGGGTTCGGTCACCATCCCGATCAGCGATGACGACTACGAAGCTCTGAAGTCTCTGAACTCGCGCATCGGTCTCATGGATGACCTGGCCAAGCGCGAGCAGGCTCTTCAGAATATTCGTGAGCGAAGCCTGGAGACCCTCCAGTCCCGCAACGCCAAGATTACCCAGCAGGAAATCGATCGCGCTCAGCGTGTTCTTGATCTCCAGAAGGAACAGCTCGCGGACCCGATCAAGTTTTCCCTGCGTGACGTGGAGGACGAGATCAGCGCGGCTCGCGCCGTAACAGGTGAGGCGAAGAACCAGCTGGCTCTCACGCAGAGGCTCCGAGATATCAAAGAGCAGATGGGTATTGACGACAAGGAGAGCGCTGATCGCGTCAAGGCGACAATGCAGGAGCTCTTCGCAGCTCAGTCCAAGGCTCGCTTCGATGATACGATCCGCGGTCTCGAGGACGATATCAACGCAGCGCGTGCGGTCACGGCGGAAGCCAAGGCCGAGGAAGAAGTGCGTCGCACGATCCGTGACCTTCAGGACGAAAGCAAGAAGCTGGATGAAGACCAGAAGAACCAGATCCGTGCCAAGGTGCAGGAGCTTCAGAAGGCACGCCAGGCCGCGGCCTTCGAGGAGCAGCTTCGTAGCGCACGGGAGAGCCTGGCCATAGCTCAGGCAACCACGGATGCCGAACGTGACCGCCTAAAGATCGCGCAGGATATTGCCAACTTCGAACGCTCGAATGGTCAGCTGTTGTCTGACCAGCGTAACCAGCTCGCCTCGATCATGGCCGCCACTCAGCAGGCGACAGCCCTTCGCTCGCTTCTCGATGACCTTGACCCCGTGGGTGCCGCAACCCGCCAGTATGCAGCTGACCAGGCTGTTCTGAACAAGGCCCTCCAGGACGGCTCGATCACGCTCGCCCAGTATCAGCAGCTGATGGCTTCGCTCGACCGCCTCTCTCTTTCGGCCCGCGACCCGTTTGCTGATCAGCTGAAGTCAATCCGCGAGTCCATCCAGCTCGCCCAGATTTCGGGTGACTACAAGAAGGCTGACGTCAAGACGCAGCAGGCGGTCAACCAGCTGGCTGATCGCAACATCATTCTGACCAAGGAGCAGATCGCGCAGCTGCAGGAGTACAACCGGCAGCTCCAGGATATCGAGAGTGCTTCGTCTTCCGGTTTCGTCGGCTGGGCAGACAGCGTGGGCACCCTACGCGACAACCTGCTCGGCGCCGCCAAGGATTTCGCCTCGAGCATGTCCGACGCCATCTCCGGCGCTCTCGTCGGTGAGAAGGGCGGGTTCCAGAACATGCTTCGGAACCTTGGCAAGCAGTTGGTCAGCATCGGCGTGAACCAGATCATGAAGAGTGCTGTCCGTGACATGCAGAACGCTGTCGGCAAGGGTGGCTTTCTCGGTGGCCTGGCTGAGAAGCTCGGCATCTCCAAGTCGGCAGACGTTTCCCAGCCTGATTTCCTGAAGAACCTGAGCACTGCCCAGATGAGCGTTACGGCAGCTAATGTCGTTCTCAGCGGGGCCGGCCTCGGTGTCGCGGGCGGCACGGGTAGCGAGATCACGCGTGCTCTTCCGGCAGCGAACTCTAACAAGGCATCGGATGCGTTTTCAAAGATCCTGAACGACAACCTGTCGACTTTCTCGACCAGCCCGATCAGCACTGGGAACAGCCTCCAGTTCGCCAAGAACTTCAATGCCAATATCGACAAGAAGCTTCTGGCGATCCTGCAAGACGCCGCATCCAAGACCAATCTCAACGTGGAAGCCATCAGTGGTCTTCGCCCTGGTGACAAGCGCTTCCATGGTAAGGGTATGGCGGCAGATGTGCGGCTCAGCGATCCGCTCACAGGTCGGGTGTTCGACAACTACCAGAACGCCGCAGATTTCCGGGTGTACGAGCAGTTCGCCCAGCAGGCCCGCCTGTCACAGATGGAGATGTTCCCTGAGCTTCAGGACCAGTTCCGCTGGGGTGGCTACTTCTCGGGCGGCAAGGGCAAGTACGGTGCTCTCGACTCCATGCACTTCGACGTAGGTGGTGGTCGTGTTGGCATGGGTGGCGGTTCCTGGGAGAACGGTCTGAACTCTCAGATGCGTGCGATGTGGCCTGGCGTGCAGTCTGTTGGCATGGGCGGTGCAGCCAATGGCATCGATGTGGCGGCGGTCACGAACTCGATCCAGCAGGTCAACACCAACCTGAACCAGATGGGCACCAACATCGGCCAGGTCGCCAACAACGCCCAGATGGCTGCAAGCAATTTCACTTCGACCGGGGTGAACCTGCAGCAGGCCGGCATGGCAGCCCAGCAGGCAGGGCCGCAGTTCGACCAAGCAGGCACGAAGATCCAGCAGGCGGGCATGAAGGCGAACAGCTCTGCTCCGCAGGTCATGAACTTCGGTCAGGCTACCGGTGGTCTGCAGCAGCCTCTCGCGGACGCAACGAGCGGCCTCGGTGGTTTTGGTCAGGGGCTGATGGGTCTGATCCAGCAGCTCATGGGTGGTCTCGGTGGGGGCGGTGGCGGCTTCGGTGGCATCTTCAGCTCCATCTTCTCGCTGTTCCTGCACGAGGGCGGCAAGGTCGGCCCGACGTCACCGACGATCAACCTGTCGTCCTATGCAGGCATCCCGAAGTTCCACAACGGCTCGAGCAAGCAGGGCGACGAGTATCTTGCTCTCCTCCAGAAAGGTGAGCGGGTCCTCACGGAGAAGCAAGACGAGCGCACCCAGCGAGCACTGTCCGGACTCACTTCCGGCATGGGCAGTGGCGGTCGTGGTGGCGGCGGGGGAGGTGTGTTCGCGCCTCAGACGATCATCCAGATCGAAGGCGCAACCGGCACGCCGGAAGGCAACGAAGACCTGGCCGCGAAGATCTCCGACCAAATCGACACGATGATGGATCTCAAGATGCAGGAGTTCACGGCCAAGCAGATGCTCGCTGGTGGCATGTTTAACAGGAGCGCGTTCGCATAATGGCTTACCCAGTCTTTCAACCCCCTGGCTTGGTGCATGTCGACGTTGGATCGTCGACCAGCGTGAAGCCCCGCATCCGTCGCGCCCAATTCGGCGATGGCTATTCCCAGCGTTCTGGGGATGGCCTCAATGCGTTGGGTCGCAAGATTGAAATTAATTTCACAAACCTGGAGCTCAGTGAGGGGAATGCGATCGAGGCGTTCTTCGAGGAACGCGCCGGCTACCGCCCGTTCATCTGGACCTTTCCGCACGAGACCACGGCCCGCCAGTGGATCTGCACCGAATGGCGCAAGAGCCTGACGGCGCCGCGGACCTATTCCGTGTCGGCAGCTTTCGAGGAGACGTTTGATCCATGACCGCTATTGCACGTACGGCCCAGAGCCTTACCCCTGGTGATCGCGTCAACCTGTTCATCCTGGACCTGACACCTATCGGCGTCGGGCAAATCTTCTATCTGACGAACAGCGTGAACAAGAAAGAGGACGGCACCTACGAACCGTTGCGCTTCGGCGGGGTCGATTACACGCCTGTAGATATCAAGACGAGTGGCTGGGAGCTGACGGGGCAGGGTCCTTTCCCGCGACCGAAGGTGACCGTCAGCAACGCCTTGGACTTCTTGGCTGGCCTTCTCTACGAGTTCGACGACCTGGTTGGCGCGAAGTTCACGCGTGTCCGCACCTACCGCCAGTTCTTGGACGGCGAGGCCGAGGCCGATCCGACTGCCTATTACCCGCCTGATATCTATCGCATCGAGCAGAAGACGAAGCAGGGGGCGACCGAGATCGAGTTCGTCCTCGCGGCGGCAGTCGACCAGCAGGGCCTGACGGTTCCTCGTCGTAAGATGCTGCGCGACACCTGCACGCACACCTATCGCATTCCGAAGCCCGGTGGTGGTTTCGATTATTCGAAGGCGACCTGTCCGTTTGCAGAGGCACGCTACTACGACGCCAGCGGCAACCCGACCACCGCCGATAAGGATCAGTGCGGCCTGTTACTATCGGATTGCCGGCTGCGTTTCCGCCCCGCGGGTGGGGTTAAGCAGCCTCTTCCGACGCGGGCCTTCCCCGGTCTGATCCGCACGACAGTTCAGTGAGGTCATAATGTTTCCGCAAGAAGTCATCGATCAGTTCAAGGTCCACGCAGTTGCTGCATTCCCCGAAGAGGCGTGCGGCCTTGTCGTGGGTGAAAGTGCAATCAATAGCAAATACGTGCCTTGCGCCAACGTTGCGGAGAAGCCAACAGAGGACTTCAGGCTGAAGGCCGAGGATTACGTGGTGGCCGCAGAGCAGGGCGAGGTCCTTGCCCTGCTGCATTCACACGTGAACAAGAAGGATTACCCTTCCGGCCTCGACATGCAGAACCAGATGAAATCCGGCATGCCGTGGGGCATCGCCGTGGTTTCAGTCGATGAGGCGAACCCTGATAGTGAGCCGTCGTGCTCGGAGCCGTTCTTCTTCGGTGACCAAGCCCCGATTGCCCCCTTGGTCGGTCGCCCGTTCCGGCATGGCGTCTGGGACTGCTACTCGCTCGTGCGTGACTACTTCCGCACCGAGAAGGGGATCGTGTTCCCGGACAAGGCTCGAGATTTCGAATGGTGGAAGCAAGGTCAGAACCTGTATCTCGACTACTTCAAGGAGACCGGGTTCGTCATGATCGACTCCGCGGACGCTCGCCCCGACGATTGCGTGCTCATGTCGATCCGCTCCGAAGTCCCCAACCATGGCGGAGTGATGATCGAGGACGGACTGCTCCTCCACCATCTCCAGTGGCGCCTGTCCGTTCGTGAACCAATCCATCGCTGGGGCCAGAAGATCAGCCATTGGCTCCGGTACGAAGGGAGCTCGAAATGATGCGGACGATTTACCTGCACGGCGAGGCAGGCAAGCTCTTCGGCAAGAAGTTCGAGCTCGAGGTGAATAGCTTGGCCGAAGCAGTCCGTGCGATCGGCTGCCAAGTGCGGGGCTTCAAGCAGTACGTCGCTCAGCGTGACTTCCAGTGCGTGCGTGGCAACCGGAAGACCGGCATCTACCTCGGTGAGCAGGACGTCCATTTCGGTCTTGGTGGCGCGGATCTGCACATTGTGCCGGTGCTTCAAGGTTCGGGCGGTAAGGGTGCAGCGATAGGTAAGATCATTGCCGGTGTGCTGCTCGCTGGTGTCGCATTCTTCGCAGCACCGGCTCTCTCGGCTACTGCATTCGGCGGGATCACCTATAGCCAACTCGTCACCGTCGGTATCGGCATGGCGTTGGCTGGCGTCAGCCAGATGCTCTCCGCCCAGGAGAAAGACGAGAAGGAGAAGGAGAGCGGCATGTTCTCCAACGCACCCAGGATTGCCACCCAAGGAATGCCGGTGCCCCGCTGGTATGGGCACATGGTGGTAACGAACATTCCGATCATTTCTGCAGGCGTCCACACCGAAGACGTGTCGGCCTAAGCGAGGTTTCTGATGACGCAGTTGCCCAAGATTACTGAATTCTTGCACGGCAAGGGTGGCGGTGGCAAAGGCAGCGCCAAGAACGACAAGAACACCTTGCGTTCGAACGCTACCGTTCGCTTTATCGCGCTCCTCAGCGACGGAGAGATTGTAGGACCGACTCGCGGATCGAGGGACATTCTGTTGGATGAGACCCGTCTCGAGGCTGACAACGGCCAGCTCAACTTCCGAGGTGTGCAGTGGGATTTCCGCTCCGGGCTCCCGGATCAGGCTCCTTTCGACAACTTCAAGGGCGTCGAACAGGAGACCACAATCGGCGTTCAGGTCACCAAGAACAATCCAGTCACCCGCACGCTGACTGACCCAGACTTTACGCATTGCCGCGTAATGATACGCATACCGGCCCTGTTCAAGCAGACAGATGAAGGTATGAAGCGGACGTCGGTACAGTTCCGTATCGAGGTCAGGCCCTACAACGGCAGTTATGTAGATGCGTTCGGTGTGATCACGCTATCGGGTAAGAACACCTCCGGCTACGACAAGAGCTATACTATCAAGCTCCCGCAGAACCCTGCGCCGAGCGTCTCCTATCCGTGGGAAGTGCGTGTCACCCGCATCACGAGCGATGCAGAGGATAACACGAAGACCCAGGATATGCTCTATTTCGCTTCGTTGACTGGCATTATTGACGAACAGTTCATTTATCCCGATAGCGCGCTCCTGGCGATGGCGATCAGCGCCGAGGACTTCGAGCAGGGCCTGCCATCCCTCGCGGTCGAGGGCGACGGCGCAATTATCAAAGTCCCTTCAAACTACGACCCGGTGAACCGAACATATAGCGGCATCTGGAACGGTACGTTCAAAGACGCCTACACCGACAACCCTGCCTGGATCTACTATGATATCGTCACGAACAGGCGCGTCGGTATGGGTGAGTACATTCCTGAGTCTTCTGTCGACAAGTGGACGCTCTATGAGATCGGGGCCTACTGTGACCAACTCGTTCCCGACGGCTTCGGTGGCATGGAGCCTCGCTTCCGGATGGCGGCGTATCTGACCGACAACAAGGAATGTTACGAGCTTTTGCAATTAATTGCATCCTCATTCCGTGGTATGTCGTTCTGGTCTTCGGGATCGGTCACCGCAGTGCAGGATCGCCCGTCCGATCCCGTTCAACTGGTAACGCGCGCGAACGTTGTTGATGGAGAATTCATTTATTCATCTTCATCGCACACGGCACGACACACTGTCGCTCACGTCCGCTACATGGACCCGAACGACCTGTATAAGTCGGCGGTCGAGGTGGTTCGCGACCCCCAGGCGATCCTTCGCTATGGCGAGCGGGTCAAGGAGGTGAATGCTTTCGGCTGCACGTCTCGAGGCCAGGCTCGACGCTTGGGCATGTGGATCTTGCAGTCCGAGCTCTACGAAACCCAGACTGTCACCTATCGGGCCGGTATGGATCACGCTTCTCTGAAGCCTGGCGACGATATCTTGATCATGGACGAGCGCATATCTGGCGTCGACAACGGTGGCCGCCTAAAAAGATACCAGTCCGCCACGAGTGTCACGCTCGACCGTGAAGTTACCTTGAAGAGCGGGGTAAGTTATTCGCTCTACGTGATGATGCCTGACGGATCGGTTGCCAGCAGCCCAGTCGTTGGTGGTGCCGGGTCCAGGTCGACGCTCGCGCTCGGAACGGCTTTACCACAGCAGCCTGTCTCGGCGGCTGTGTGGGTTCTCTCTGCTTCCAACGTCGCTCCTAGGCCGTTTCGGGTTCTGGCTAACACGGAGAAGGAAGACCACATCTTCGAGATAACGGCGCTGCAGAAGCATGTCCCGAAGTATGAGTTTGTCGATCGCTCCGCCCGCTTCGATACGCCAAGCTACCGTGAAGAGCGAGAGCTCACGCCTCCAAAAAACCTGACGGCCAAGGAGTACAGCTATTTCGTCAACGGCGTGCCGAAGGTTGGGCTGACGGTATCGTGGGAGGGTGATGCTAAGAACCTGGCGTCTGTGTTCCGCGTCGAGATCGAGTCTCCGAACGATCAGGATCGCTTCACCTATCCACGTGTCTCGGGGTTTTCGGTCGATGTTGAGGACGTCATTCCTGGTCTTTATACGATCAAGGTGTACACGCTCGGCGTTTCGAATGGCCGCTCTGATCCGGCGACGCTCTTGTACGATGCCATGGGTTGGGGTGAGGTCGCCGTTCCGGAGGTTCGCAACCTCCAACTGGCACGCCCGTTTGAAAGTCCGGACTGCGAGATCAAGTGGGAAAACTATTTCCCTGGCGGGCCAACGAACAACTCCATGTACAAGATGAACACGGTTCGCGTCTACGGCTTGGTCGATGGCGAGCGCGTGCTTCGCCGCGAAGAGAATGTGTTCGAGCCAAAGTACACGTACACTATCGACAAAAACCGGACCGACGGGAAACCTGCTCGCCGGCTGTTCTTCGAGGTCACCGCCACTTTCATTGTGACGGGGATTGACCGCACGTCGGTGCCCGCAGAGCTAACAGCATACAATCCGCCGATTGACGCTCCAGCCGTAAAGGTGGACTCGGGCTTCGGTCAGATCCTTATTTCGTGGGGCGCGACCGTCGACACTGACTATGTCAAGACAAAGGTATGGGCCGAGCCGTTAAGTGGCTACGATCCGACGGCCACGACACCTGTATTTGAGGGGCAGGCTGGCCTGTACCCATTCCAGGTGGGTAACTCTATACCGATTTATGTCAGGGTCGCTCACATCGACTCGTTCTCGGAAGACGACTTCCTGGCATCGTCCGAGGTGATGGGACAGGCACTTGAAGTAACAATCGACACCGAGCCGCCTGCGACCCCGACCGGACTGGCGCTCATCTCTACGGTTCTGGAAGACGATCCCGGCTATGTGCAGTTAATTGCAAAGTGGGACGCAAATACCGAGGAAGACCTCGCGGGTTATGAGGTTCAGATCAAGGAAGGCGACGGTAATTACGTATCCTATCTGACCTCTGATAACGCCTACCAGTGGAGGGTCCGTCCTGGTGTGGCTACCACCGTCCGGGTGGCCGCCTATGACCGGATGAACAATAAGTCGGCACCTTGTGCTCCGGTCAGCATTGTTACCGCTCGAGACAACCTGCCACCGTTCGATCCTGGACACCTGGTAGCGTCTGCCGGACTAGCCGCAATTTGGCTGAAGTGGGACACAGCAGTGGTAAAAAACTTGCTGCCTTGGTCGCAAGACTTTTCACCTGTCGCTTGGCACAAGGGTTCCGTTGTCAACATCGCGGGCATCGGGGACCCGATCGGTGGGGTTACTGCAACGCGTCTGGTCGAATTAGCAACGACCGGCAATCACGGCATGATCACCTATACTGACGCGTCAGGCGAGAACACCCTCAGCGTCTACGCCAAGGCCGAGGAGAGGAGAGTTCTGCAGCTGGCGCTATCGGGTGAAGAGGGTCTGCAGACCGCATACTTTGATCTCGAGTCTGGTACCGTCATCGGCGGCACCGCGGCAGCCAAGATCATCCCCTACGAAGGCGGCTTCTTCCGGTGCGCGCTGACCGCCGATCTGCCCGCAGAGCAGTCGAACACCGTTGCCATTATGCTGAGCGACGGTGTTTCCATGCCCGCGGATGGTGCTCCGTCCTATATTGGTAACGGTGAGTCCGGACTGACAATTTGGGGCGCGCAACTGGAAATAGGCTCGCGAGTTTCCCCTTATGTTGTCTCTGCCGGTCAAGCGACGTCGGCGGCTGTACCGCAGGACCCGGACTTCTCGCATATCGAGGTGTGGGAGAGTGAGACCGACGATCTCAGCGAGGCATCTCTTGTCTCGGAGACCTCCGGCACGGCGTTCTCTCGCACCGGCCTCGCACTGGAGACTGAGCGCTTCTACTGGCTTCGTGCGGTCGACACCTCAGGTAACAAGAGCCGCTTCACCTCGATGGTGAGCGCGACCACGGGCGAAATCCCTGAGACCGAACTGCCTACCATTGAAGGCATCCTGTTTAATCCTGGTCAGGGTGAAGCTAAGAACACACTCACCTGGAGCAGCGGTTCGATAACCTACAACAAGGGGACCGAGACGAGGGAGATCGAAGCCGGCTCCGTAGATTGGATCGGAGGCACGATCTACGTCTTCTACGTTCGCGGGGACACTCAGCTCTCCACGACCCAGAATATCGTCGCGGTCTATGCCGACGACGGTATAGTGCTGGGCATATACAAGGGTGGGACCGTATTCCAACTGGTCGAAGGTCGGGCGTATATGGACGGCGGGCTGGTGTTGGCTCATACAATCGGCGCCAATCATCTCGTTACTAACCAGGCGGTCATCACTGGTTCTGCACAGATCGCTGAAGCAATTATCGGTGACGCTCACGTTACCGAGTTGTCGGCTGACAAGCTGCAGGCTGGAACGGCTATTGCAGGCTCGATCACGGTTGATGGTCGCACGCTGGGTACGATCACCTCCAGCGATATCGTCAATGACGACATGTCGATTGCCGAGAACTGGAACACGAACCCGAGCGTAGTGTTCGCGGACGACGGTAACGGCAAGCAGGTCATGCGGGGCACGGGTGACCAAGGCGCAGCCATCTCGCAGGAAAAGGTGCCGTTCGATCCGTCCAGGATCTACAAGCTCACGTTTCGAATTCGCCGTGTAGGTGCGAGCGACCCCAACCGCTCTTGCTATCTTGGCATTGCAGGCTTTGCCTCTGACAAGACCACACCGGTAAATGCCCTCGGCGTTATCGGGGAAAGCAGCCCGTATCACTACATCGTAGGAAATTTCAGTCAGTCAGAGGTGCCGAGTGAGTGGGCGAACTATTCGACCTATATCGATGGTTCGGCGCCTGGCGCGACGGTGACCGGAGGAACGACCCCGTCTGATCCGTCAAAGCTCTCTGAGGTGGTCAGCTACATCTCTCCCATAATTCTGTTCAACTACGGAACGGGAGACTTGCCGCAGGCGATGGAAGCTCAGCTCGTTCGACTTGAAACGATGCCTCGTGAGGCGGCGGCTCTGGTCAATGCAGGTATGACCAAAATAGACCCTGGTAAGATTTTGATTTCTGGCGGCACGAGCCTTGCCGACTGGCGCTCGGGTGGCGATCTAACAGAGATCAACGGCGGTGCGATATCAGCCAACACGATTAAAGCCAACAGTCTGACGATCGGCCAGCGTGGCATCGAGATCATCAACCTGGAGTTCGAGCACAACAAGCCGAGCGTGAACAGCGTGTCTTGGACGCCGGGGACGATCACGTACATCGGAGATGACGGTAACAGCGCCTGGCGAGACATTGTCGAGGGTTCAGCCAATTACACGACCGGCACGCTATATCTCTATTGGCAGAAGGGTACGTATGAGATCGCCTCCACGACGGATCTGGCGGTGGCTCAAGCTTCCGACTGCGTGATCTTGGCGACCTATCAGGGGAATACTCGACTGGTGGCTCAGTACGGTCGTACGGTGATCGACGGTGACCATATCAAGACCGGCACGATAACGGCAGCTCAGGCTGATTTGGATAGTCTCCGGGCGGGCATCTTGGTGGCCGGCTCGATCAGCACCAACATGTTGCAGGCCGGCGCGGTTACCGCGTCGAAGATGTTTATCGGCAACAACTCGAACATGATCCCTGACGGCAATATGGAAGATCCTGATGCTTGGGACAACTTGGCTACGTCGTTGGGGGCCGTGGAGATCGGCGTGGTTGGCGGTTGGTCCGGTTTTGTTGGTTCTGCAGGAAGCATCAGGATCACACCTGCCACGGATTACTCCGGGCAGCTCACCCTGTGGACGAGCCAACTCGTTCAGGTAGCAGTTGGCGAGCAGTATAACGTCGGCTGCGAAGTTGTTCACCACCACACCAAGCCCGCCTATACCTTTTTCACTGTTGACACCTACGACGTGAATAAGAACCGGACCGGCGGTCAGATATTTGGTGGCCGGTCGGATAGTGCACAGACCCGGACGTCGCACTCGACCAACTTCGTCGTACCGTCGGGCTGCCGGTATATTTTGCTGCGCGCATGGGCCTACACCCTTCCCGGAGGTGTCCGAACCGATTTCGGCGGAGCATACATTCGCCGTAGAAACGGCGGTGAGCTTGTCGTTGAGGGATCTATCACTGCTGACAAGCTCAGCGTGTCAAGCCTTTCGGCGATCACTGCAACCATCGGCACGTTCCAAAGCGCTCCCAGCGGCCAGAGGACGATGATCCAGGACTCGCTGATCCGTGTGTTCGACGCAAACGGCGTTGAGCGGGTTCGACTGGGGGTATGGTAATGGCCGCGGGTCTAATCATTTGGGACGAATACGGTCGTGTCGTGATGGACACGACCACCAGAATGGGGCGCATCCTCGGCTTCGGCACGATTGGAACAGCCGATGGCAGCATCACGCCAGGGGGCTGGGATACGGGCACCCTGTTTTTCTCGCTTATACCACGGGCTCAGGGCTTCGAGACCGGCTACGACTACCCGACGATCACACGCAATACGACGTCATTGTTCTGGGCTTGGGGAAGCACCCCCGCTCACAGGCGGGCAAACGTCAACTTTGTGTGGGGGGTGTACTGATGACAGCCGGTCTCTTTATCAGAAACGATTATGGAACGGTCCAGATCGACGAGAATTACACCAATCTCGTCCTTACCGCCTCGGGGACCGTCATCTCTCAGGCTGCCGATCCATATCTGAACTCGAGCTTCACGATCACTGTGACCGGAACCAACCCGCTCATCGCGATATATCACGGCGCGTACTGGATGATCCATACCTGCACGCAGTCGGGAAATGTCTTCACTTATGTCGGGTACACAGAAGCCGGCGCCGGCACCGCCGTTCAGTATTACGTGTTCGACCGCGCCCCGCACGTCGCTAACGCCTCACGTTCGGGCCTTCTGATTTGGAATGGCTCGGGGCAGGTTGTGTTCAACAGCGACATGCGGCCTCTCCGCATCAGCGGGGTGCTCGAGAACGCAGGTAACGGGACCTTCGGTTTCGCAGCGGGTCGGGCGTACGCGGTGATTATGGCCGCCCCGTTCTATTCCGTAAGCGTTTCTAGAGTCAGTCCGACGCTTTGGATATCTACATTCCATTCCAGCCGAGTAGCGACGTCGGGCGCGAATATCTTGTGTGCGTCAAGACAGTTGCGGACGCCCTTGTCATCTGGTGCGGGGTTCCAAGTGTGGCCACCCAATTTCTACTCCCTGATCGTCGTCGACGTCACCAACTATTGAGGAATGCGGCTCCATGGTGCTGTCGTGGGTCCGTTTTCGTTGCAATCAATTGCACTCGATGAGCTGTTTATGTAGTGCTGTGCAATCAATTGCACAAACGGGACAGCCGCCATGGTCACGAAAGCGGAACTCAACAGGTTCCTTCCGAATGCCAAGGCCAGTCTGATCGATGCCATCGTCGATAACTGGGCTGAAGCCGAAAAGCAGGGGATATCGACACCCCGCCGTATCCGCCATTTCATGTGCAATATTGCCGTGGAGACAGGCGGCCTGCGCACCATTGTCGAAAGCCTGACATACACCAGCGCAGAGCGCATCCAGGCCGTATGGCCATCGCGGTTCAAGACCGTAAAATCTGCTCAGCCGTACGTTCGCCAGGCCAAGAAACTGGCGATCAAGGTCTATGGTGGTCGCATGGGCAACGCCTCGGCGCCCAGCGAAGATGGGTGGATCTATCGAGGCGGCGGTATGCTGCAGACCACGGGGCGCGAGGGCTATCGCAAGATGGGCTTCGAGAAAAGCCCCGGCACGCTTCAGACGAATGTAAAGGTCGCATTTCTCACCGCCGTCCGGGAGTGGGGCAAACGTGGCTGCAATGCGCTGGCCGACAAGGATGATACGACCGGAGTTCGCAAGGCGATCAACGGCGGCACGAATGGTCTGGCAGAAGTCAAGAAATACTTGGCGACGGCCAAGAAGGTCTGGCCAGACAACGCTAAAGCCGCGCTACCGAAGAACTCCCCGATCACCAACCCTGTTATCGTCAAAGACGTACAGGTGATGCTCAAACAGCTGGGCTACACGGAGGTCGGAGGGTCAGATGGTATTATCGGCACCATGACTCGCGGGGCAATCCTTGCCTTCAGGGCGGAGAATGGTCTGCCGTTGAGTACGTCGATCGACGATGAGTTCATGGAGGCGCTGAAAACGGCTCAGCCGCGGCAGATCGCTGTCGGAAGGGTAGCTGCTCCGGTGAAGGACGTGGTAGCCAAGGTGCCGGAAGTGAAGGCTAACTTCATCTCCAAGATCATCTCTGCCGTGACCGCGTTCTTCTCGACTATCGTTGCGGCGGTGATGGGCATCTTCGATCAGTTTGATGCAGCCAAGGCGTATATAGACCCGCTCAAGGAATACGCGGCAGACGTACCTGGCTGGGTCTGGCTCCTGATTATCGCGATCATTGCCGCCGTGATTTTCGGCATTAGCCGGCATGGTGAAAAGAAAGGTGTCGAGGCGTTCCAGAACGGTGAGCGCCGATGAGCCCGAAATCAATCATCTATGGACTGTTAGGTCTCGCTATTATCGGCGCGCTGAGCTGGACAGTTCATGAGCTCCGTGAAGGCGCGCGGCAGGAGGCCATCAGTGATGTTGAGAAAGCAAATAGGGCTAATGACGGGAAGGCCGCAAAAGGGCAGGCGGCTGTTGATGAGTGTTACCGGCGCGGCGGCACTTGGGATCGTACTCGCGGGCTGTGCTCCCAAAGCAATGCTGCCGGTAAATAAGCCTTGCGGGGTCATTGACGACTCACTGGGCGATGTTCAGGCGACGACGAAAGAGGGCAACAAGAGGATCGACGCTCATTTCGAGCGTGGGGTCCGCGCTGGGTGCTGGGATCGTTCTTCGGCCTCCAGCGTTAAACATTAGAAGGGTACGTCAGTGAATATTTTTGGGCATGACATATCCTTTTGGCTCGCCGTGTTCGGCGCAGCGCTCTTTAAGCTGGCCACGTCTCCCCGGATGACGTGGCTCCGTAGCATCATCTCGGTGTTCGCCGCCTTGTTTGCTGCTTGGGTCTTCACCAAGCCTGTGCTGGCCCTTCTGGAACTCGACGGGAATACCTATACAATCCCGGTCGCGGTACTCGCCGGATTGACCGGAGAAGGGTTGATGAAATGGTCGATCTTCGCCGCAAACAATCCCAAGGAAGCGATCGAGTTTCTCAAAGTGTGGAAAATGAGATGAGCAATGACCGTGCAGATCACTGGCCTCTCGTACTCCTCATAGGATGGGCCGTGCTGCTCGCTATTGCCAGCTGCTCTCAGTAGGAATTTGTGCAATCAATTGCATTTTTGCTTGCTAATGCACGCATCTCAGTCATAGTCAGATGGAATAAGGCCAAGGAGGGCCGCCATCGACCATGCTCAAACTAGCCATAGAAGCCCAGATCCCGCTGATCGCTGTTCACACCCGAGACCTCGTCAATTTCGTCGAGGTTCTGAAGACGCTCACGGACAAGCCTCCCCTCCCATACGACATTAATTCCACCAAGCCACAACCGGACACGCTATTTTACTTCGTTCACCCTGCAGGCGCCCAGCTGCCGCTGGTGAAGCTGTACGAGAAGATGGTCAATGCCGAGAGCACGCTCATTCTGGTGAACCCGGAGCGTGTGGTGGAACCGATGTTCAATGCCGGCGAAGTGCCGGTTCCGCGTCAGCTGCTTCTCGATTTCATGACCGCGGTCGTGGAGGACAAGGAAAAAGCCAAGGTGCTCCTGCAGGGGTTGGGTGGCTGCACGATCAAGGAAGCAGCCGAGCTCGCTCGCCTCACCATGGCTCGGGATCACAGCCTCACCGTTCAGGGCATCATGGAGACCCGTAAGTCGATATTCCAGGCGTCGAATGGCCTGACCCAGATCGACGTCAAGCAGGACTTCTACGATCCACCGGAGGAGCTTGCTACGTGGATCGAGAAGGAGCGTGAGTTCTTCCTGCACGGGACCGATCCCCGACTTATCCCGAGGGGCCTGCTGATGGACGGCCCTCCCGGAACCGGCAAGACGGCAGCTGCCAAGTACGTGGCTCTGCAGTGGGGCGTCCCGCTCTATCGCGTGGACATTGCCGGCACGAAGAACAAGTACGTGGGCGAGAGCGAGCAGAACATGCTGACCAACCTTGCACGCCTCGATCATGAGGAGCCGTGCATCGCCCTGATCGACGAGGTCGAGAAGATCTTCAACACGTCGAACAATGACACCTCGGGAACCACGTCCACGATGCTCAGCCAGCTCCTCTGGTGGCTTGCGGAGCATAAGAGCAGGGTTCTGGTCATGATGACGACGAACGCAGCCAGCAAGCTTCCCAAGGAGCTTTATCGCGAGGGCCGCATCGACAAGACACTGGACTTCAATGGGCTGGATAAGGCCAAGGCCGAGGAGTTCATCATCAAGGTGATCGACGGCTTCAAGGGCTTCATTTACGACCAGCCTACAGCGATCAAGGATATCATGAAGCGCGTGACCCCGATCGAAGGAGCTTCCCCGCCACTTTATTCGCAGGCGGCCCTGACCGCCGAGGTCTACAATTTTGTGAAGCAGGCCAAGCCATCTCTCACCACTTGATCCTGTTCGACTACCAAGCACCATAGTTGTGCAATCAATTGCAATGAAGGAAACAGACTGATGAACGCTGAAAAGCAGCAGCCTCTGATGATGGGCGGCACCGAAAGCAAGAACTCGTATCTCGTGATCGCCCGCCGCGGTGGTTTCGTCATCGGCGTGAAGCCGGAGGAGATCCTCGACGGTATCGCTATGAACTGTCCTGGGACGACATGGTTCGGCGCCCGCATCCGATCCGCGCTGGCCGGCGACATGTTCAAGGATGATCCGTCCAAGAAGGTGGTCGTGTCGATCGCTGATCTGGCGCTCACGACGGCGACAGCTTGGCCGGGGGTCGTCTGGGAAAAGACTGATGAGGTTCGCTCGTCCACGACCATCGGTGTTCTTCTCAAGGGTAAGCCAAACGGCACCGACGAGGAAGTGCAGCAGTTCCTTGCCGAGGTCGACCAGGGCGTTCTCGCATCGAAGATGGCCGACTACGTGGCCGAGCTCGCAGGCGAGGAACACCTGATCATTCCGGTCAGCGAGATCAAGGAATGGTTCGACGCCTACTACAAGAAAATCGTCGCAATGATCATGGACACCATAGCCAAGAAACAGGCCATTAAGGAGACGATGGAAGCCAACATCGGCGTGTTCGGCATGCAGGCGCAGATCCTCAAGAAAGCGCTGGAAAAGGCGCAGGAGAAGTCGCCGGCCAACAATGCCGAAGACAAGGACCCATCTACCGGGGAGGCGTGATGCCGAATTGTATTGCTCGAGCCCATAAAGCTACAGGCAATCTGACGGCTGCCGTGGTGTTCCTCGTCATTGGAGAGGAGTGCCGCAGGCAGTTGAAGAACGGGGTCCTCGGGGTCCCGTTCCCGTACGTCAAGATCACGGAAGAAACTGGCTGCACGCGCAAGCAGGTGCGGTTCGCTCTCGAGGTGATCCGAGACAAGAAACTCCTGGAGTTCAGTCAGAAGCTGGTGGGCAACAAGAATGTGAACGTGTTCCGCCTCACAGATAAAGCCCTCAAAGTGATGGGAGGCGACGGCCTTGACGAATTTATTGGCGAGGGCCTTTGAAGGCACGCAGGACCCGTATGACGCCATTCTTCTAGTGCGTATAGCGTTCCGGTACAATCAGGCCCGGAAGGCTGGAAAGAAGTCGACCGCGCAGTCCTATTCGGACCTCGTAAGCGAGACTGGCTTCAAGCCGAGGCGCATCAAAAAGAGCTTATCCAACTTGCGGCAGCTGGGCTTGATCCAGTCGAAGCAGGGTTTGTTCGGCAATAAGAATGTGAATCATATCTGGCTCACGGAGAAAGGCAGTAGACTCGTAGAAGGCCACTCAAGCAGTACACAAAAGTGTCTGCCCGAGGGGTCTCAAATAAGTCCACTCTATATACAGGGAGAAACAACAGGGAGTGACAACATGGAGATTAGCGTGCAGTTGCACGCAGGGTCAAAAGCGGGGTCTTTCGCCAGTCCAGGAAAGGGTGCAAGCATGATCAGACTTCCCCCGAAAGGGAAAAGAACAAAGATGAACGCGGGCGCGAGCGAGGCGAAGCCGGCCAAGCCTACGTCCGTCCTCGACGTCGTCGCCCACGTGAAGGCGAACAAGATGTTGCATCACCCCGACTCTGCGACGGGGTTGTCGTTTCTCTGGAAGCAACTGGTGTTCGAGCATCACGGCTCTGTGTCTACCGTAACGACGAAGAAGGAATTGGGACAGTTCAAAAACTTCATCAACAAGTGCCCACCCGGAACAGCAATAAAGGCCATGACTGTTGCTTTGGTTGATTGGGTGAAATTTGCGAAGACTGTCGAAGAACAGGCGGGGATAAAGAACAGTCCTTCAATGCCCAACCTCGATTTCCTATTGAAACATGCTGGCGTTGCTGTAAACCTGATAGCGAAATCCCCCAAATCGCCGTCAAAGCAGGAGGCTGGCACCGGCATGATTTCGTCCAAGGATGTGCAATTAATTTCACAAACCAAACCGAAGGCGGATAAGCCTGCGGCTGAGGTCGATGACGCCATGCCGTCGAGCCTCGATGATCTTATCAAGGCCATCAACGGGGGCGGCTTATGACAGTCGACCCATTCAAGGACGGCGTGCTCGTCAAGGAGCATCATGAGCGGCTGGTCGCAGATATAGAAAATTTCGCGCTGGACGCCGGTATTCAGCAGCACTGGATCTGGCAGGCGCTTCCGAATGACTTCACTAAGGCCGAAATCGACTATCTGAAAAGTTTCCGCAAGCACCTGCAGGGCGGGACCGGAGTGTCCGGTCTCGTCTATACGGGTACGAATGGTGCGGGAAAGATGGAAGCTCGCATGTCTGCGATGGCGGGGGCGCTGGTGCGCAACTTCATCCGGGCGCGGGTGATGACTCTTGGCACTGTTCTCGATTTGCTGTCTGCCAAGGACATGCCGGATCTCACCTGCATCCTGATCCCGAATTTCTTCTACACGGAGGCCGAAGGCGGCTCGATCGCCAAGTGGCAGGTTTCGGCCTTGCTAGATTTCCTGTCGCAACGCCAGGTCGCCGGTCAGCAGACTGTTCTGTTCGCCTCGAATAAGACCGTCTTGCGGAAGGAATACGGCCTCGGATTTGGGGAGCTGATCTCGAACCATTTCCTCGAAGTGGGGGTGTGAGTTGAGCTTAGGAAAGATGTTTATCTCGGCTGTTTTGGCCGAAGGATCAGTTGCCGGCTTGCTCCAGTTCGGAGACATGGAAGGCTTGTTCAAGGCTAACGAAGTTCCGGTCTACAAATTCGTCCGCGAGTTCGTGAAGCAGTATCAGGCGTTACCGAAGCCAGAAACCATCCTCGCCCATGTGGACGAGGCGCTGGTCCCTCACAAGGAGCCGGCGGCATACTATCACGACCTGCTTCTCATGCGGGATACGGAGCATCGTCTCAAGAAGGCGATGCAGAACGCGTCTGAGAACCTGCAGCCAAACCAGAAAGACCCCGAGAAAGCGTTACTTGCCCTGACGACAGCGGTGATGGAACTCGTCTCGAGGCGCCAGTCGAAGCAGGTGGTGGACTTCCGCGAAGCGCACGACGCTCTCGTTCAGGATTATGTCCAGAAGTGGAAGACTTCGGACCAGTACGGCATTCAGTTCGGTTGGCCGACGCTCGACGCCATGATGGGGGGACTCGTCAAAGGCGATATGGTCAGTCTCGTCGGTCGCCCTGCAGCGGGCAAGACGTGGCAGCTGCTTAAAACCGCTCTGCACGGTTGGCTCCTCGGTATGGAGATGGCCGAGCCGACGCCGGTGGACATTCAGAACCAGACACGTCTGTTCGTATCGATGGAGATGAACCCGCTCATTGTTCAGCAACGACTCGGTTCAATGGTGACGCATCTTCCCGCGAGCAAGATCAAGAATGCGGGGCTCACCACGGCGAACTTCGCCAAGTATTCCGAGGGCCTGAAACTCATTCAGGGCCATCATTCACCGTTCTGGGTGGTGGACGGGAACCTGACAGCGACCGTCGAAGATATCTGGATGCTGGCCCGCCAGCTCAAGCCAGGCGGCATATGGATCGACGGTGGTTATCTTCTCAAGCACCCGTATGTGAAGGACCGGTATCAGCGCGTTGCTGAAAATGCCGACTTGATCAAACAGGAGCTCGCGGCCATCGCACCGACGACTGTCTCATGGCAGTTCGCAAAGACCGCGGCCAAAAAGGACAAGAAGAAGGGCGAGAAAGCCGGCCTTGAAGATATCGGCTACACTGACGCGATCGCTCAGGTGAGTTCGATCGTCCTCGGCATTTTTGAACCCGACAGCGTTGAGACGCTCAAGCAGCGGACCATCGACATTCTCAAGGGGCGAAGTGGTGAGGTCGGAAAATTCATTACCAACTGGAACTTCGATCAGATGGACTTTGACGAGATCGTTGATCCGGACGTCGAAGATTTGCAGTTCCTTTAGGATGTGCAATTAATTGCATTATACCGACCAACAGCTAAGATTGAAGAAAGAAACAGGAGGCCATAATGGCGATCGTTCTCAACAAACCAAAGGTTCAGCAGCAGACCGCGGTGAAGCCCGATCCGTATCTGTCCGAGTTCGCGGACAAGATCGATGCCGTTGGTCGCCTTGAGGCGGTGGCTCTGAAGGTGAAGGACAAAGTCAAGAAACTGCAGGAGGAATTGAAGCCTTACACCAAGGCGCACAAGGAACTGCAGGAGATCATGAACGAGCTCGGTGACCCCGACGCGGCAATTGAAGAACTCGGTGTCGAGTTCAAGGTGGAGGCCGGTTCTCGCGGTACAGCTCGCGAGGTTATCGACATGAAGCGGGTCCATGAGATCCTGGGTGACGAGCTTTTTTACAAGTGTGCCACGATTACTCTCAAGGACCTCGATGCCTACATGATCGAGCCGCAGCGCAAGGAAGTGATCAAAGAGTCCCGCACCAGCCGCACCCTCAAAATCACTGCGAGGAAGTGACATGAAGTTTCAGGCTCCCCTGACAATCGAAGCGGATAGCCCCGAAGAAGCCGAAGCCCTACGGTTGAAGGTGTTCAAAATCCTCGGTGCATTGCCGATCGAGTTGGGGGACCTGGCTCCTGCGGGAACGGTCGTCACCCCTACAGGACCCGGCGTGATCGAAGTCTACACCGACGGAGGCTGTGACCTGAAAAAGGACGGTCTCGGTGCTTGGGCCTATGTCATCAAATTTGCCGACGGCCAGCGTGTGGAGCACACAGCCGGCGAGTTCGGCACCACGAACAACCGCATGGAAATGATAGCGGTCATCCGTGCGCTCGAGACGATCGAGATCGGCCAGTCCATCAAGATTTACTCTGACAGTGAATACCTGATCAAAGGCTGCACGCAGTGGTCCCTCAATTGGATGAAGAACGGCTGGAAGACCTATCAGGGAAAAGCCGTGATCAACCGCGACCTATGGGAGATCCTGCTTGCCTTGTATCAGTTGCACGACGTGACCTTCGAATGGGTGAAGGGCCATGCTGGCGTCGAGGAGAATGAACGCTGTGATCAGTTGTGCACTCAGACGATGCAGGAGCTTCATAAGACTGCCTTGTCTGAGGCAACCAAGGAACCGGAATACATTGTAGGCACTGGCGCTTTCTAATGAAAATCGAGAGGACCATAAAATTCCTCAAGCTTCTCGGGGCGAAGGTTCCGATCGCGCAGCAGCGGGCAGGGTGGATCGTTTGCGACTGCCCATTAGGTCCGTGGCGCCATGAAGGCGGCAAGTCCAGTCCGGAAGTGTTTGGTGTGAAGAAGGACGCGGGAGACGCGTTTTGTAACTGCTTTTCTTGCGGCTTCCACGGGACCATGTTCGACCTGGTGCTGGAAATGCAGACCCTGAACTCAAAGCAGCACGCGGTCGATGTAAAGTGGTCGGACGCATTCACACTGATAGAGGAGGCTGAAAACGACGCCGAGCTCAACCTTGATTTCCCCGACATAGAGGAGGTTTTGTTCGGGGAGAAGCAAGACATGCAGTTGTACCCCGAATGGTGGCTCGACAGCTTTCCGCCCTGGCGTGAGGTTCAATTTGCGCGGGACTACCTCAAGGAAAGAGATGTACCGCCGGCGCTGGCCGACGCACTAGACTTGCGTGCTGACACGAAAGACAAAGAGCGCCGCGTGTGCTTCCCGATCAGGGATTTCGAGGGGAGGTTGGTGGGTCTCCACGGACGTGCGGTAGATGAAGGCACCGATCCCCGCTATCGCATGTACCGCTACGCAAAGCGGAACAATCCTATCGTCTGGTATGGCGAGCAATGGGTGGACAGGGCACGTCCGATTGTTGTGGTCGAAGGCCCGTTCGATGTAGCGTCAGTGCTGCGCGTTTACGACAACGTGGTAAGTCCTTTGTTTGCAAACCCGAGCGTTGCGAAAATAAAGCGTATGTCGGACGCGCTGGAGCAGTACACCTTGTTTGACCGTGGAGTGGGTGGGGACTCAGGCCGAGCCAAGTATGACGAAGTTCTCGGTGAGACGCATATTATCGGCCATCTTATGGTTCCGGAGGGGGTTAAGGACCCAGGTGCTTCGACCCCGGAGCAATTATATGAAATTCTCAACGGTATCTTGCCCGGAGTGAAGAATAATACTTGACCCGCTCAGCAGATAAGGCATTATGCAATTGATTGCACAATCATCCAGCTAACCCATTGTGAGACAACGGTTCTCAAGGAGACAAAGATGGCATTGACCTTCGCAAAGAGCGCCAAATCCATGCCTGCAGGTAGTGCGGGCGTATCTCATGCATCCACCCCCAAGAAGCAGGCAAGCTCAAAAGGCGGATTGAGCTTTCTCAAGTCCGGAGCCGAAGCCCAGGAAGCTCTCGCGAACGAAGAAGCCAAGGCTGAAATGGCGAAGGCCGAGGCCGGTAAGCTCTGGCGTTTCTGGCTGAAGGAAGGCGAAGAGAAGCGCATTACCTTCCTCGACGGCGACCTCGATGATAACGGTATGCTTTCGGATCAGCGCTATTACCAGCATTCGCTCCACATGAACGGCGACTGGAAGCACTTTGTCTGCACCGCCGACGTCGACCAGAGCCAGCCGTGCCCGATCTGTGCCAAGAACGACAAGGACAGCAAACCTGCGCTGGTAGGTGTGTTGACGGTGATCGACCACTCCGAGCATGTCATTCAGGCTGGCCCCAACAAGGGACAGGTCCGCAAGAACCAGCGTCGCCTTTACGTGATGAAGAAGGGTACGATCAAGCATCTGCAGAAGCTCGCTGAAAAGCGGGGCGGTCTTGCAGGCTGCACCTTCGATATTTCGCGAACCGGCGATAAGGAACCAGCAGTCGGCAATCAATTCGACTTTGTAGAGAAGCACGACAGCCTTGACTCCCTCGCTGCTGAACTTGGCATCAAGGTGGAAGACTGCCTGCCAGCCAACTATGCCGAGGAAATCAAATACTACTCCCCGCAGGAGTTGATCGAACTCGGTGTGGGTAAGGCACAGGGCGGCATCGGGTACGAGAAGGGCGTCAGCTCGTCTCTCAAGGATGAGCTCTAGAATTGCAATTAATTGCAAATATCGGCTGTTTGAGTCGCGTCTCGCAGCTGACAACTGGCGAGTTGGTCATTTCAGGCTAACTCGCCCCTTTTTCCAGGAGATCAGCCTTGGCGGTGCTCAGCGAACTCATCAGGCACGACCAGCCCCTGATTACGGATGCAATGGCGCATTACCCGTACAAGGCACAGATCGAGCGCAAGTATCAGTTCACGTCCCGGTTCGGTGACGTCGTACCGTTGTACCGCACGGACCCGAATACGGGTCTGATCTTACTGCCTCGGGCGATCTGCCCCGTCGGCTATAACGACAACCGCACCGATGGAGAGTACATCGAATTTCCCAAATGCCCGACTCCTCGCCCGCATCAAGAGGAGCTGTTCGACGAAACGACCGCTTTCCTCAAGGCCGGTCAGTCCGGTGTCGTCAGTGCGTACACGGGGTGGGGCAAGACCGTCCTCGGATACAAGGCGGCATTCGAAGTCAAGCGCAAGACGCTCGTCATCACGACCAAAGACGATATTTACAAGCAGTGGTTGGACGGTGCCCAGAAGTTCCTCGGGCTGCAGCCACATGAAATCGGGGAGATCCGGGGCGACAAGTGTGAGGTAGTCGGCACGAAGTTTTGTGTCGCGATGATCCACTCGTTATCGAAGGACGGCAAGTACCCCGATTGGATCACTAAGGACTTCGGTCTGGTGATCTTCGACGAATGTCATCGTCTGCCGGCAGACCAGTTCATTGAAGTCGCCTGCATGTTCCCGGCAAAGCTTCGTCTGGGCTTGTCCGCTACCCCGAACCGTGCAGACGGCAAGGAGCTGCTGATCTTCGCGCATATCGGCCCGATCCGCGCCAAAACCGAAGCGCAGCTCATGGTGCCGAAGGTTCTCCGTTTCCGTTCCGCTTGGGATTGCCCGCGGGTGGTGCGCGAGGACAAGAAGACTGGAGGCAAGAAGGTCGTTAGACTCCCGCATGAGCCGGGGAAGACAGCGCATCTGGAGAAGATCATCGCCGCCGATCCAGTGCGTAACCACCTGATCGCAGAGCTGATCAGCATGGCACATGAGAAGGATCGCAAGATCGTCATCTTCTCGACCCTGCACGACCACCTGAAAGCGATCCACCGCGCTTGCCGCGAGAGCTTCAAGATCTCGGGCCGGGACATGGGCTATTACATCGGCGCCAACACGGCAGCCGAGCGCAAGGCCCGCGAGAAGGAGAAGGTAAAGCCCATCCTTCTCACCACATACACGATGATGGGCGAGGGCACGTCGATCGATTGGCTGGATCTGGCGATCCTGGCAATGCCGCGGTCGAATGTTGAGCAGCCTGTGGGGCGCATCCGCCGGGAATATCCGGACAAGCCCATGCCAACCGTCTTCGACATTATCGACGACGATAGCCCTGTTTTTTCAGGGTACGCAGCCAACCGCCACCATTGGTATCAGACGATTGGCAGTCAGATTAAGGACATGTGAGCCAGTAACAGCAAGGAGGCTATAATGGCACTGAAACTTACCAAGAAGCAGACCACCGCGACCACAACAGTCGAAAACAAAGACAAGGGCAAGACGATCTCCGAGGAGACTAGCCAGGAGAGCGTTCATGTTCCTGAAGAGGTAACTCCGTCGGTTGCGTCCGGCGAGCAGTGCCGCGTCGGCTTCGAGGCCAGCTACACGCACAATCTGGGTGACTACAAATCCACCCGTATTGGTATCTCGCTCTCGATCCCGTGCTCCCACGAGGAGATCGACCAGGTCGCAGACTATGCCGAGGAATGGGTAGACGCTCGTCTCAAGAAGTGCGTCGAGGACATTGTCAACGCCTAGTTCTGCAATTAATTGCACGGAGACTGCAATGCACTTCCAAGAACACAGGGTCGGCCAGTTCCAGATCGAGGCCGAGGTCATCCGCGATCATCCGGAGATCGTCATGAAGGTGATGGCCGAGGTGATCGTCGTTCGGGCCGAACACCACCTGATCAATGACAGGGTCGAATATGACGCCTGGTCTCCGCACTTCGATATCGTCCCCGAAGGCATGATCGCGCCGAGCTACGACGTAGTTTACGACGCCGATACAGAGACGGTGACCTGGGCGAAGCAGGAGGACTGATATGGCAGTGAAGATCGCCAAGAAGTCCACGGCCAAGGAAACGGTCGGCGTCCTCGACATGCTCAAGACCTTCCAGAAGGACAAGGGCGATAGTATCGGTTCGGTGGGCGGGCAACTCGTCAATGCTACCCGCATCCCGACTGGCCTGTTCCCGCTCGACCTGGCGCTGGGTGGCGGCTTTCCGCGAGGGAAGGTGACGTCTATTTTCGGGCCGGAGAGCTCGAACAAGACGAACATCGCTCTGCGGGCAATAGCCATGCACCAGATGCTGTGGCCTGAGCTGCTCTGCGTGTTCGTCGACCTCGAGAATGAGTTCAACCCGGAGTGGGCAACTCTTCTCGGCGTCGATACGAGTCGTCTCGTGGTTCTGAAACCGGCGTACGCTGAAGAATGCGTCGATCTGATCGAAGGCATGTTGCACGCCCACGACGTCGGTTTGGTGGTGCTCGACAGCATCGCTGCCATGGTCGGTCTGTCTGAGCTCGAAAAGAGCGCGGAGGGGGCTATCGTGGGTGGCGTCGGTACGATTATGGGCAAACTATACCGCAAGACGGTGGCCGCTTTGTCCGAGGCCGAGAAGCAGGGTCGCTACCCGACCCTGTTCTACATCAACCAGATCACGACCAAGATCGGGGTGATGTTCGGCAACCCGGAGACCGAGCCGGGGGGTAATAAGCCTCGCTACCAGTCTGCGATCCGCCTCCGTGTTCATGGCTCCAATGTCGTGGACAAGACCGTGTCCGACGTCATGCCTGTGGCGAAGGAGGTCAACTTCGTCGTCAAGAAATGGAAGACACCGATCCTTGCGGCTTCCGGCAAGTTCGTCATGGCCACTCAGCCTCACAAGGGCCTGCAGATCGGCCAGTGCGACGACTTCAACACGGTCAGCGAGTATCTCAAGGCGTACGGCAAGTTCGAGAAGGGCGAGAAGAACAAGGGTTGGGACATCTACGGGGAGCATTACGACACGATCGCCCCGTTTAAGGAACGCCTATACGGAGATCCGATGTTCGGCTCCCAGGTGCGCCAGTTCATCATCAACACGATGTTGAAGCAGGGCGTCCTGGAGGAAGGGGATACGGAGTGAGCAACCCGTATCTCAACCGTCGCAACAAGCATACGATCGGGAAGTCCGGGCGGGCGTCTGAAAAACGCTTGACTCGACAGCTTCAGGCCAAGGGCCGGCCAGCATCTGGAGCCATGGAGGGCGCGAAAGGGGATATCGACCTCGAGACCGTCCTCATGGAAGCCAAAAGCACGACCAGTCTGTCTCTCGGCGTGAAGCTTGAGTGGCTCGCCAAGATCGCCCGCGAAGCCCGTCAGGAAGGCAAGTCGCCGGCCCTGATCATTTCCTTCGTCAATCCGGACGGCAAGCCAGTCATCGACGGTGAGTGGGTCTGCGTCCCCCGGCACGTGTGGGAGGAGAATGTCAAGTGAAGCAGTTCGGAGCCCTACTGAAATCCAAGGGTATAGGTGTCCCGTTCATTGTAGCTGGCGTCGATCTGGCAAAGCCTGACTCGGATGCAAGCCTGATAACTACCGGCTTTATTAAGGCCGACCAGATCATGTTGGCAGAAGGCCCGATCCAGGGTTTGGAGTGGAACACGATTACGCCCGCGAAGTGGGACACGATTGCTGACGTAAAGCCGCCTCTTCCGGATCCCCATGATATCCCGATCGAGCTGGCTCTCAACGCGTTGCAGAACCACGGCCTGGGCATCAAGGAAGTCACCTGGAACCACGGATGGGACCAATGGCCGACTGTCACCTTGGAGATTGCCGTTCACGGGTCTGCCGACCAAATCAAACAGACCATGACTGCCCTCCAGGGGTGGGTGATCACGAAAGGTAAATACTGATGGCCGTCTCTTTCCTCAAAACGGCCAAGAAGGCTATGCCAACGATGGGGGTGAAATTCCTCCTGCACAAGCATTTATCTGGCTGGGACCCGGCGAGGCCGATTTCGCGCATACACGCCTCCGACCTTACGAAGGAAGGGGGCATTTGCCCGCGGTTTTACGCATTGCATGATCTGTCAGGCGCCAAGCCCAAGGACGGCTGGCTGACTACGTCCGAGCGCATGACCTTTCAGATCGGTCGCGACCAGGAGCGCAACATCGTGCTCTGGTTTGCTGAGATGGAGAGGGCTATCTGCCACTGGAAGTGCGCGAACTGTGGAACGCAGCACGATTTCACTCTGCGTCCGAAGGGCTGCAGCAAGTGCGGCTGCCGGTGGCTCGAGCCGCGAGAAGTCCGCTTTGAGAGCGCGGAGTGTGGTGCGTCGTGCGGGGTAGACATGCTCGTGAAGCTGAACCAGCCGAAGCTGCGAATCGTTGAACTAAAAACGATGGATAAAGACGAGTTCAAAAGCCTCAAGGCCCCGCTCGCGGAACATCAGTGGCGAACCAATCTCTACCTCCGTCTCGTGTCGGAAAGTACGCACCCGTGGGCCAAGCAGGTAGACACGACTGAGGCGACGATCATGTACATTTCTAAAGGCGGTTATGGTTGTGCCGACCCTGATCCCGAGAAATGGGGTCTGTTCGAAAAATTCTCCCCTTTCAAGGAGTTCACAGTCAAGAGGGACGACAAGCTTACCGACGAACTCGTCGCGCGGGCAAAGGCAGTGACCGATTTCCGTAAGAAGAAAGTCGGAGTGCCGTGCGGCGTGTGCTCTACGGCCATGTCCAAACGTGCAGCTAAATGCACACGAAAGAAAGAATGCTTCTCCGGAGAATATCCGGCGACCTATGACTGGAAGGGCAACTGATGGCTATCAAATTGAAAGGATCTGCCAGGCTCACCAGTCTGGGCGTCGATCCCTCCACCACAGCGACCGGCCTCGTACTCCTACGGGAGTCGGGCACCCGCGTACCTGACGTTATCAAGGCGTGGGAGATCAAGCCAACGGGGTCAACGAACGGCCTCGAGCGTGCAATTAATATCACAACCGGCATCATGGAGATTATTCAGGAATACCACCCTGACAAGATTGTGGTCGAGGGCTTCTCACTGAATACGAAGAACGCCTCGAGCATCATACCCCTCGTGGAGCTGGGTACGCTGATCCGCTTCTCGATGAAGCTGGACGGCCTGAAATGGTACGACCCGCGCGCGACTGAACTGAAAAAGTTCGTCTGCGGCAAAGGTACTGCGAACAAGGAGCAGGTGATGCTGCAGGTCTTCAAGCGGTGGGGTTTCGAGGCTCCGACGAACAATCTTGCTGACGGATACGGCCTCGCGTGCATGGGTCTTGCACAGGCTGGCAGGCTCCCCGGCATCACTCTCGACATGCAAAAAATCACGGGAGCAATGGCAATTCGCTCGAACTAATCTTGCAATTAATTGCACAACAGTTAAGGTGTAACGATAACCACACATGAAAGGCCAAGGAGGGTCTAGGTAATGAGCTCAGCCTCACTGTCGCTTCTGAAGGGTGCCAACAAAGGCGCTGTCGAAGCAGAGATTGAAACTGCAAAGCCGGCAGCCCAGGTCGAGCCGGAAGCAGCCGCCGAGGAAGAAGACGTTGTCGTTGACGTCGACGCCCTGAACGACTCGCAACTCGACGCTCTGGTCGAGGAGAATGAGATCGAAGTTCCGGGTGAGTGGAAAGGCTGGCAAGCGGACAGCAAGCGAGCCTGGTTGAAGTCTCAGTTTGAGGACGCGCCGGAGGGAGCCGAAGCAGAGGACAAGCCTGAGCCCGCCACCGAACCGGAAGCTCCGAAGGAAGAACCCAAGGCCAAGGCTGGTAAGACGGCCAAGGAAAAGAAGGAAGCCAAGGCCAAGACGCCGGCCAAGTCCAAGGAAGTGGCCACGTCGAACGCCAAGGCTGGCGAGATCATGGAGCCGGACATTTTGTCCGATCTGGTTCATGAGATCGAGAACCTGAAGGAAAAGGACGCTCGCGACCTTATCCCGGCTCTCTCCGAACAGACCGAACTCACGATGTTCCGCCTGGGCGGCGTCCTCTCGCTCATCCAGGCGAACAACTGGTTTGAGCCTTACGCTTCCTTCCGCGATTTTGTCGAGAAGGAGCACGGACTGGCCTACCGTAAGGCCATGTATTGGGTCGGCATCTATAACTCTCTCTCCGCGGCCAAGGTCTCTTGGAACAAGGTGAAGGGCATCGGCTGGACCAAGCTCAAGGAAATCGCCCTCGTCATCAACGAGGACAACCAGGATCAGTGGATCGAGATCGCATTGAACTCGAACACGCTCACCTTGATCGAGACTGTCAAGAAGCATCTCGCCAAGGACAAGCCTCAGTCTCTCGAGGATCAGTCCTCGAAGACCGTTACAACCAAGACCTTCAAGGTTCACGAAGACCAGAAAGCGACTATCGATGCAGCCATCGCCAAAGCCAAAGAGCAGAGTTCTACGACCGTTGACACGGTGGCTCTTGAATACATCTGCATTGACTTCCTTGGCGGTCAGACCCTTGAGCAGAAGCTGAAGGCGATGGGAATGGAAGCGGCCTTCGCAGTTCTCGAGAAAGCGTTCCCGGAAGCAAATATTACGGTTGATCTCGAAGAAGACGCCGACGCCGCCTGACTAACCGCTTTCGGAAAGTCGGTGCACGCGGCGTTTGTGGCGATCGGGAAGCAAATGAACGAGGCGATCACGAATGCGTTCAAAGTGCCTCTTAGTCAGTTGACCTCGCTTCAGGCCGAACTGGCAAACTTCGAGATTGACCATGAAAAATGAACGGCTCCGGGGAGAAATCTCCGGAGTCTTTTCTTGCAATTAATTGCATTTTCTATTGCATACGCATCGGCATAAGTTACTGTCAAGTCAAGGGAAATTTCTCCCAAACATCACAACGCCATGGAGGGCAAGATGCTAGACGTTTCCGGTAAGATGATTTACGACACCCAAGCTGTAGCGAACATGATCGCTGGCAAGCTGTCGAAGACCAAGGGCGTGAAACACGACGTCTACAAGGTCACCACCGGTTTCCAGGTCGTACCCGTCACCGTGTGCAAGGCGTATGTTCCGCCTGCAAAGCCTCTCCCTGTCACCAAGCCGTCTGAAATCACCAAGAAGATCCAGACCGCCGCGGAAGTCGCAGATAGCGACAAGATCACCCTGACATTCAAGTTCAAGAACGAGTCGAACGTCTACCTCGACGTGTTCATGCCTGATGGCACCGTCAAGTCGTTCGGTAAGTCCAATATTCTCGCTTATCAGATCGGACCCAGCTCGATTGTGGGCGAAACCGAAACACTGATCAGCCTGACTATGACCAAGCAATTCGCAAAGAAAAGGGGCCTCATCTGAGGCCCTTCGCTTTTGAAAAGGAGGTAACATGAAAGCCGAAGAACTGAAGATGCTGAGGGAGGGGCTGCCACTCCTACAGTTGGGGGACAGGGGGCTGGTGCTGACTTTCCTGCAGAGAGGGAGCTTCACCGGACTTCAGGAGAAATACCTGCGAGAGCAGCTCGCCGTAGTGAAGGCAGGTCCTCAGAAAGACTTGTTCACCTTCCCGGAGGGGCCGTTCGGGAGGTTGCGCTGGCATTTCGAGCACGCCCGCAAATACCTGACCTTCCCTCGCATACGCATGCGCAGCACGTTCCTGGATGGAGATCTGGTGATTGGTATGGTCGGGAAGGGTAGCAAGTATCCCGGCACGATATCTATCACCAGCGGTGGATCATTCGGGAAGACCACTTCTTACGGTCGTATTCTGCTCGACGGCACCTATGAAGGAGGCAGTCTGTCGGCTGAGGAAACCCAGGAACTCTGTCTCATGCTCGAGGCGATGAGCCACGACCTGTCCAGTTGTGCAATGCATTACCACCAGTCCCGAAATCGGTGCATGTTCACCGATGAGGAGATCGACAATCCTGTGGAACGTCAGATGGGATACCGGCGGGTTACCGGATTGCGTTGGGGGCTGAGGCTCCCGCCTAAGCCTTGAAACAATAACCAAATTTTCGTCACAGATTGCAATTAATTGCAATTGCTCTTGCTTCAACCACGTTAAAACATGACGTTAAGGTAAGAAGTGGGTCTAGCCAAGGAGGGCGCAACTGTGCAATTAAATGTCGTGTTCACAGGACCTGCGATGAGGCAGAATGGCGAGTTGATCACGCGGGATAGTTTAAGGGCGGCATGCGTGTCCCTCGGGATCACGGTGCAGTCAAGCATCCGCTCGGATACACACCTGCTGGTTGCGAGTCGCAGAGACACTGTGAAAGCCAAGCACGCGCAGACACAAGGCATCGAGGTTCTGAGCTACCCATCCTTTCTCAACATATTCATGCGGGACATAAAAATACCCGCGGGGGGAACGTATAATCCATTCACCGACAAGATATCCAATCTGGACGACGACTTACCTCTTCCCGCTTTCGTGAGCGGGGAAAAGCTCGCAGAGGTCGATATACTATGAGTAACGGTGTGCATTTGATTGCAACGGCGATACTCGAACCAAGATCAACAAATTCGGTCCTGGCTCGTATGCCGGTGCCGATGTTTAAGACGAGAGGCACTAAACTAATGATTGATACGACAGCCTTGTCTAAGACGGAGGCGAGCAAGAAGCTTTTGAAAAGAGCTTACAAACTCGCTGAAGACGTCGACAACAACCTGCTAGAGCTCAGCATCGTCTTGTGGGAACTGCAGGAAAACAACATCTACGACGTGAAGGAGTTTCACGAGCAGTCCGGGTTGGGACGGCGCAAAACCTACTATCTCATCGATATCGGAAAGGCTTTCTACAATCTGCCGGTTGACCATGATCGATTGAAAGCGATCGGGTGGACGAAACTAAAAAGCATTGCACCACACGTCACGGCAGAGAATTACAAAGAGAAGCTTCAACTGGCCGAACAGTACAAAGCCTCTGATCTCGACAAGGTGCTACGTGGGGAAGAAATAACAAAAGAGGAGAAGGTCCTACTATTCAGATTCTCACCACAAGAAAAGAAGCGACTGGAGAAACTGCTACTGAAGTATGGAGCCTCAAAAACAAACAATGGCCTGATAAACAAGGAACAGGCTCTGATGAAGATCGTGGAGCACCTCGGATACTGAAGACCTGCTAGAAAAGCATCCCATTAAATTGTGATGCCTTTCTTCGAAGCCTTCTCCGATCACTCCATAATGCAATTAATTGCAAAACAGGATGAAAGGTGACGATATGAAAAACACCAGAACCGTCAAACGGCGGGAAACCGCTCTGAAATCATCGACGACCGGTTTCGCGGGACCAATACTGAACACATCATCAAACGAGTTCAGCTTCATGCTCCTACAAAACTCAGATACGGTGAAGCTCACCTATCCGACACTCAAGGAAGCCAGAAAGGCCCGCCAAACAATTCTGGGGAACCCGAACATACATGAAGTGAACAAGGCAGCACTGTTCAACGCTATCGTAAAGGCAGTGCACGGGGAGTAATAATTCCCCTTCCGACACCTTCGCGGGGAGAACATTCTCGGGACAAAATCATATGTCCCAACTCCCCCGAAGGACATTTCCGGGGACGCACGAAATCCCCCTGTTTTACCACCTATACTGACAAGCCTCATACAGCCATAAAAGCCCGAAAATCCAAGGCTTCTAACAAGTATCCTCCTACACATACCGAGAGAGATACTGAAAGCCATGAACGCCCCCTGGCTGATAGAGAGCGTCCAGATACCCCCTCCACCAGAAAACAGAGAGAGCAGGTAAGTCCCGCTCAGAAGTTGATAAAGTTCGCCTAAGTCCGTACCGACCCTGCGTGGTGTGCAGGCGGCAGGTGTACGGGACATTCTGATGCGGGTGGTGGCGCGCGCGGTCGATGTTGCGCTGCTGAGAAAATGTAGCGTGCCTGAGAAAATGTTGCGTCGTTGAGAAAATCAGAAATTCTCGTGCAATTAATTGCAATTCTTCTTGCATCGGGTACGTACCAAGATAAAGTACGGGCAAGGGGAATTTCCCCAAGACCATTAAGCCAAGGAGGGCAGATGATGGCCACGGTACACAGCATCAGGGTGAATGATCAGCTCACAAGACGATGGTTCGTCACGGAGCAGGTCGACGGTTTCGTCGTACGCTGTCAGGAACAGCTGAACGGCGGGAGCTGGGAGGACATATTCCTCGCAGGACGTGAAGTTCACGCCACCGCTCACACCGCCACCCTCGAGTTGAAGATCCGGGTCGCCCATTACGAGACCATGACCGGAGCGATTGCCGAGGTTCAGGATAACGTGCTGATCCTCCGGGCAGCATAAGTTTGCAATTAATTGCATAAGGATTTTGCGTCATGCAAATAGAGTTCACCGTTGCCGAGAAAGCTCGCCTCGTTGAGATAGATCAGGAGCTGGATGAAATCGAACAGACACCGTTCGACCAGGCCAGTCAGGCACTCAAGCGTAGACACGACGAGCTTTGTCGGGAGCGGTGGAGAATTGATCCACCCTCAGCCCTCGATGTGCTGGGGGTGGTGTGATGAACCTCTCAGAAGTAACCGACGCCGACCTCTACGATCAGGGCCTTGTCTCGCTCTTTGATCTGACAGTCGAAGGACCGGTCATGAACCCGTTCCCGGTGTGTCATTCGTTACTCATGGTCATTCTCGAAGAGCCGGCCCAGCACGAATGGATCGACAATATCGACTCGGAAGAGGGGCCTTATCGCAAGTGCCTCCGCTGCGGGCAGCTCAATCTGATGAAGCACCCGTATCGAGCGGAGGCCGCGTGATGAGCAAGCGTGGGAAGCGTGAACGACCAGTACCAGACGTCACGAAGCTCTCGAACGAAGAATTGCTGGACGAGTTTGGTCTCAATTATGGCTGGTACGATTGGACGACGTCGGCAGCTGAGAACCGATACCACGAAGAATATGACCAGAAGCTGCGGGCCGAACTTCTATCCCGCATGAGCACGGAGGTGAAAGACTGATGGCAGAACAGATCGATTGGTATGAACGACGGTATGAGCTGGAGCCGGGTCAGGTTTTCCGCACCATCTATGGCGGGGTTGTTCGCCTCGAGCAACGTGTCCCCGGCGACGGCACCGATTGGTATGCCGATGACTGGTATCCCGGTGTTCCCGGTCGTCCTGGTTATGAGAAGGGGTACTGGTCTTCCGAGCGTGGCCGCCTTCATCCAGGGGATCTGACCGAACGCCTCCCTGACGATTACGCGGGAGAAGGATGATGGCAACGCTTATTGGAACGACATGGCGCCATAAGAAACGCGGGACGACCTATCGGGTGGTCCTCGTAGCGGAACTGCACATAGAACTGTGCTTCGACGACCAGGAGTGCTTCCTCTGGATGCACACGGGCCTGACACGCAGGTGGTTGACGCTCAGCCCCCAGAGGCCAGAACCGAGCCCGACCGCGGTGGTGACCATGATGCTCCCCGTCACGGTACAGAAGGAGCCTAATACGCAGTATGGGCAGGTGGTCATTTACCAGTCTCTTGCCGACAACAGCCTATGGGCGAGAGCCAAGAAGGAGTTCATAGATGGCCGTTTCGAGAGGGTGGAAGCATGAACCCGATCATCCTTTTCATAGCAGCCGTCTGGTTCATTCACCTGAACAGCTACTTCGGTTGGAACCGTAAGCCACAGTCTGGCACGGAGTTGATCGCGGACGGCCTGTTCCTTCTCATGCTCGCTCTGGCGTTTCTGGTGAGGCGAGCATGACCAAAGAATGGAACTCCCGATATGCAAACTATGCCCGCGTGCATGGCCGTTCTCCCGAGGAGCAGCTCGAGCAAGACAAGAAAGACTGGCCGGGAGGACACATGGTAGGCTTCGTACTCTGGGGGACCGCACGCATTGCCGAGTACAGCAAGCTCAATCCGGGTGCCTTCGCATACGGGGGCCTGATCGATCACGAAGCCTACGACGCCTGGCTAGACCAGTACCCCGTGAAGGAGACCCAGCCATGACCAAGTACGTCAAGCACAAGCACGGCATGACGATCGGCTCGGACAATGTGTTCTTCATCCACGATCAGGCCGACCCGCACGCACACAGGCCAGGACCGCCAGAAGGAGTTCCAGATTTCCGGGACGACTATCGAGCGCTTGTCTCGTTTGAAGACGTTTATTGCAAACAGATCAACACGCTGAACGCGGGCCTCAGAACGTACGCCCACCAGATAGTCTGGGAGAAGACCGAAGTGGTGTTCGACCAGTCCTACACTGACAAGGACGGCAAGACGCATACATGGAAGGACAAGAGCGAGTTCTGGGTGGTGAACCCGTGGGTGTTAGGCTGGCTGAACAAGAATGTGGGGCCACGATACGACAAGTGGGACACGTACACTTATGGGCGTGGAAGCGGCTCGTGCTGCTTGTTCTTCAAGAGACGGAAGGACGCACTGGCCTTAGTGCGGTTTGTCCAGACCCAACTCGTAGGTATCAGGGTAGGGCTGCACTGATGAAGATGAAAGACATGGGTCCAATGGACGAAGTCTTCTCCCACGTCGATGACGTCACCGGAGAGACGCACCATTTCAACATCACGGCCATGACCAAGAGTTGGAAGGTGCGGACCAGGAAGACCGTGCAAATCGACGTGTTACCCGAAGTCGTTCAGTTCTTCCTCGAGAAGCGCGGGATCGAACAGCACAGGGTGAGGCGCCTCCTGGGAGTCAGGATCGAAACGCCTGTCCTCGCTCTCCACTGGCCAGACGGAAGGCATCTGCTCGTGGACGGTCATCATCGGTATGTGGCCGCGGGAATGAGTGGGGCGACACAGATACCTGCCAAGATGATCCCCCGATCGATCTGGAAGGAGTTCGTCATCACCGACCTTCCAGCAGAGGACGCAGCCCTGCTTACGAAAGGTATCTCCGGGATAGGTTGAGTTGTGCAATCAATTGCAAACGTCAGGCCCTAAGCCAAGATACGATTGAAGGAGAAAGACATGACGAAGTTTGTGGTGATCGTATCCGTCGACAGGAGTGGCAGCACCGGCAGTTTCGGCCTTATCAAGAAGGACGACTATGATCGTTGGCAGTGCGCTGACCTACCCGGCGCAGAGGACGTGAAGGACGAGCACATGCTCATGTTCGGAGGCCCGGTCGAAGGTGTGCAGGTTTTCGAAGGCTGGCCGAATGTAATGCACGCCCTGAAGGAAGCGGGCGGTGAGATCGACGATCTGGCCATTGCTTTCGCATACTAGGGAAGTAAGCCGACATGACCGAAGTCAACTTCGCAGAGCACGACCAGAAGATACGGGAGAACCCGTCTCTCCGGCAGGCATACGGACAAGCACAGGCACACTTTGGCTACGGCTGGAGCAGGAGGCCGTGGGGGCATTGGAGCGACAGGCACAAGGCCGAGTATGATCGTGGGTACGAGGACGCCAAGCGCGGGGTCACGGATTACCCGACAGAAGAGGATTGACCACATATGCCGAAGCCGATCACTAAAACTCAGATGGCATCGCTATGGTTGGACGAGTTCTCCGACACAGGACACTGCTGCTTGTGCGGCAATCATGGCATCATCGACACGCGAGGCAAGGTGTTCACCCCTGCAGGTCATGAGTGCGGCGACCGTGTTTGGTGCATTTGCCCCAATGGAAGAATTATGAAGAAACAGAGAGGCGGAAAGCCATGATTGATATGATGGCAATGGCGTTCGCAACAGCGGCGCATTCAGCAATAGGTCAGACCCGCAAGTACACGGGCAATCCGTACATCGTCCATCCTCGGGCGGTCGTGCAGATCCTCCGGGACCACGGTATCAACGATCTGTGTGTCATCGGGGCAGCGTGGGTCCACGACGTGGTGGAAGACACGCAGGTCACGATCGAACAGATCGAAACAACGCTAGGACCGCGTATCGGTCACATGGTGCGGGACCTGACGAATGTTCCCCTGGAGTTCGGCAACAGGAAGGCTCGCTATGAGGAGAACCTGAGACGATTGTCCCTCGCATGCCCTGACTCACAGAACATCAAGCTCGCTGACCTGATCGACAATACGCGATCGATCGTGAAGCACGACCCGAAGTTCGCACCCAAGTATCTCGAGGAGAAGTCCGATACGATCGACGTACTGACGAGGGCAAAGCCTCTCCTGATCGAGACAGCCAGAAAGACGCTTCAGGACGGTTGGGACCAATTGAAAAATAAGTCCTGATATGTGCAATTAATTGCATTTCTTATTGCATCAAGTATGCTCTCAGTTAAGTTCAAGGCATAGGGAGCAATCAACACTCCCCACGCCAAGGAGGGCAAGACAGATGACCAGCAAGATGACCCCGGATTTTATCCTCATAGCAGCAGGCGGTAGCACCGTTCCCCAGCTGAACATAGCGCTGTTTGGTGATCAGGAGCAGGTTGACGTGGAGGCAGAGGCGATGGCCGCCCAGCTATCGCTCGGAGGGTATTTCCATTTCGTTCTGGTCGAGAATGGCGATGCGGCCCACAAGATCGTCCAGGTGTACAAGGTCGATCAGCCTAAGCCTGTCGTCACCAGGCGCAAGTAAGTTTGCAATCAATTGCACTGGAGGGACATGATGACCCGCATGACCAAGACAGCTCAGGTGATCGACCACATGCAGAAGGGCGAATGGAAGAAAGCCCTCAAGATTGCCAAGACTTTCACGATCGGGGTGACCCAGGACCAGCGTGCAGTGCTGACTCGTGCCTACGAGGCGCATCACAATGGCTACCTGATGGCCCAGATGAAGCGGGACCCCGACCTGTGCATCGAAGCGGGCATCGCACTCCTCAAGGAAATGTATGGCCGGTTCTTGACCCAGGTCGACAATAAAGCAGCATAGATTGTGCAATCAATTGCACTGCCAAGGAGGGCATGATGACCAAGCATTACCTGATCCTGTTCGGGGCCGATAACGAGGCGTTCCTCGCCATCGCAGTGGACCCGTCAGATGCGCTCGATGTGTTCGAGCAAGAAGGACACGACCGCGGCAGCGCCAACTCGATCTACGAGCTGACCGAAGTCGACCTACCGGAGGAGGGCGACAGCCATGAATGAGTTTCTCCATACCGTAGCCGAAGTGTTCGCACTCGGTCTGTTTCTCGCCACCGTCTTGTTGTGGGCCGACATTGTTCAGGTCCTGCGGGCTGCGGGGGTCTGACATGAGTGAGCAGAAAGTCGAATACGCGGCAGAACTGCCAGTCGGTATCGAGGGCAAAGCCCTGAAGCTGGGAGAGAACCAGCTTATCGGCCTTCACACGACCCTCGGTTCGCTGACCGCCCCCGAAGGCAAGTTCGACATAGCCCTGCACATCAGCGGCATGTGCGTGTGGATCAAGAGCCCGAAGGGAGACTGGTATCAGGTCAACCATCGCGAGCTCTGGGAAGCCGCGGTCGCCAAGATCATCGAACACGAGAAGGAGGTCGACCAGCATGGCTAAGAATTTCGAAGGTATCCGCACCGCCCTAGTCGCAATGCCCGCAGATGCAACCGACGAAATGATTGATGCGGCCCTTGCTGTAGATTGGGACAACGAGGACGAACGCGCCACCGTGCACAACATCTGGCACGCCATGACGGCCAAGCTCCCGTCTTCCCCCGCGCCTGCCGCTACAGATACGGGTCTGGAGACGGTTGCCAAGCTCGGCGGGATCATGGGCGTTATGCTCCTGCGCCACATTGAAAACCTTCGTCCCGAAGCGCAGGCCAAATACAAGGATGAGCTTGTCCGACGCTCGCAGGCTGAGGAGCTATTGGCGACGGAACGGGCGGAGAAGGAGCGATGGCAGAATATCGCCAATGAGCGTCACCTAACAATCCGCGAACTCATCACCGAGCGAAACGATGCGCTGGAGCAAGTACATACCCTGAGAGCCGACAACGCGGCGCTGACTGCGCAGATCAAGGAGTTGGAGCAAAGGTTAGCTGACAAGTTTTCGTTTACGTCAGACGACGATGCATTGACCGTCTTGGAACGATACGGCCACAAGGAAACAGGAAACGGCATCATCAAAGTCGATATGCGCTCTCTTGATGATATGTGCCGTGCAGCAGTCGCTTACCTTTGCGCTGAGTGGGATTTCGTATTCCAGGACGAAGTAGAGCTTAATCGAGAAGCCCTCGAAGCCAAGCTCGCTGCAGCTGAAAAGGACCGACTCCCCGAAGGTCACGTCATCATCGAACAGGCCGACATGTTGGATGCTCAAGGGCGTGTGAGTCAGACGGTCCAGGTCACCGCCACAGGGGAAGAATACGAGCGGATCGTTCATGTGCGCGAAGCATATGGGGAGGACGACAATGAGTACGCACGCTGAGGTCCAGATAGCTCAGATCACAGTGAAGCTCGAAGACGGGTCCTATGGGGTCGTCGTCCTTGGTCAGGATCGGCTCAACATGCTTATGCCTATGATAGAGGCACTGTCCGAGGGACCGGTCAAAATCCTCCGTGTGCCAGGCATTCAGGAAGTTCCCGTCGAGGAGGCGCTCAAATAATGCCCTTCTTCGGACTGACCAAGAAATCCAAGCAGGTAGGCATCCAGACCTATGCGAAGGCGATCAGGCTTCCCGAACCGTTGCGGGAGGTCGAGCTCGAATACCTCAGTGTGCGCGATCACTACATGCAAACCGTAGGGATCAAGGCACAGTACGAGGAGGCACTCGCACAGGCCAAGGCCGAGGGGCGCAAGGCAGATGCGGAGCTTTTCGGCAAGAAGATCTACGCGATGCAATCGAAGCTCACGGACAAGCGCCAGCGGGTGAAGGAAATAGGCGAGAAGGCATACGCCGAGGCTGTCTACTTGGTTGCCACGGCCATGCTGCCAAAGGAAATCATGATGGCACTCGAGCAAGAGGCCGACAATTTGTTGGGGAGGCCGAGACATGAGCTCTCACGCGCAGACTGAGCTGAAAGAGCAGGTGCCGGCACACTGCTGCCCGTACTGCAAGAAGGAAGTCGGATATCTGGGGCGGGCACTCGCCTGGCTGTTCGGCACCAGCTTCCACGGATGCGACCAGTCGAACGTGAGAGTCGTCAATGAGCCGCCCATGGATAGGCTTCTGGAGCTGAACCAGGCATTCAGGCCGATCTATAAGGCAGCCCACGCCCAGACAGTCCGCAACGACACGATCGAGGAGATCGCCCAGTGGCACGAGCGTGAGGCGAAGCGGCTCGAGGGGATCGAAATCCAGAATAAGCGCATCCGTCACAAGATCGCTCATCACCAGATCAGCGCTCGTCAGATCCGGGCGATGAAGAAGCTCCCCGACGAGGCATGGAGGGACTGATGGTAAGTCCACCATACATCATGCTCCTCGGAACAGTTGTCCACGACGATCTAGGCCAGAAATGGATCTACATGGGCACGATCAAAACCAAGACGGGCGGTAGCTGGCAGCACAAGTTCATGCGAGCCATGGAAGCCAAGTGGCCGAAGATGCCTCACAGCTATGACGCCGTTCAGGTGAAGACGATCATCGCCAAGTTCCCGGACGCCGCCGAGCATATCCAGCGTCCGTATATGATCATCAGCTAATGCAATTAATTGCAATATGACGGTCATCAGTCAAAGTTCAAGGGAAGCCAAGGAGGGCAGAATGAAGCTGTTCAGCAAAGAAATCATGATCGCAGCCACGGTCTACATTCAGGCCGAGGACGAGGAAGAAGCCCAGGCCAAGTACGACGAGCTGGTAGGCGATACGATGGAGATTTCCGGGGTCGATGGGGCGGGCCCGACGATCTACGGAGGCATGTTCCACGACGCCATGCCAGAAGTGAGCCTGTCTCCCGCTATGACGATCCATGGCCCGTTTCCGGATGATGACGGCTTCGAGTTGGTCGAGGAAGAACTGGAGCCGGGAGAATGAAGCGCCGGCAGCTCATAAGCAGCGACGAGGCAGTCGAAGGCAAGGTCCAGCACAAGAAGCCTTGTTCAGATTGTCCCTGGGCGCGCACAGCACTCAACGGCTGGCTCGGCGGGGCGACACCGGAGGAATGGCTCATGCGGGCGCACAGCGACACCTTCGTGAATTGTCACACGATCCGGAACATGCAGTGCGCGGGGCTGGCGATCTACAGGCGCAATGTTTGCAAGTCCGTGATCCCACCAATCCTGAAGCTCGAGTCCGACAAGGAGGCCGTGTTCGCAACTCCTATGGAGTTCAAGGAACATCACTCGAAATTTCCGAAGATCGGAGGCGATGAATGTTCAGCTACGTGACAGCCCAGAACAGCTGTGTGTTGACCGAGGAAGAAGCTCTCGCCATCAGCAAGCAGACGCACCTGTTTGGCTACAATCCTGTGATCGTGCGTCTCCCGACCGGAACGCGCCTGACGATGTTCTCGGACGCGGACGCGGCAAAGGTTCAGGAGCTGCGCGACGGGATGCGGAGGGGATCGTGAGCATCAAGGATGACCCACAGGAGATGGCTCGCGTTCAGGTACTCAACCATATGCTTGGTGAGCTGGAAGATTACCTGCTCGACCACTGCCCCGACGATCAAGCTTGGGAAGATTTTGATCCCGAGATCGACGCGCTGCGCACCAAGGTTCAGGAAATGCTTGGAGACAAGCCATGAAACTCTACAGCTATGATCTCGACTCAGGAAAACCCGCGTTCTTCGCAAGCAAGCTGTTTGCGAGCGAGAATGCACGGGTTCTTTCGAGGCAGGTCGATCATGTTGTTGAAGTCAAAGAGCATGATCTGACCGAGCAGAAGCGTTCCTTCATGATCGAGGCCGCCGCCAACAGGTCGTTCGAAGTCAGCAAAAGGTTATGCGCCTTCCGGAAAGGCAAAAGAGTCAAGGGGTGGGGAGAAGAATGATTACGCCACGCATTGGTCATTACGACCCTAAACTCGGACGCGTGAGGACCGACACGGACGATTTCTACGACCACCGGAAGCTCGTCCTTAGACAAGATCAAGATAGCCCGAGAGATCGAGGCTCAGCAGAAGAAAGGCCGCAAGTGATGGCATTCAGAATGAAGATCGACGGGGTGGAGAAGAAGTGCATGCGCATCGGTGGTGTGCTCCACGGATATGAGAAGGTGCTCGTCTTCAATGATGAGGGGCAGCCCGAGGCTGAGCACAAAGTCCCCAAGGACTGGCTCGATATCGATGCTCGCGGGATCGCGGTCACGGGTGGGCACCAGTACGAACTTGTTCGCTAG